TCACCCTCGCCCTTGAAGCCCCTTCGAGAACGACCGCACGTAGGCAATCTGCTCAAGTGTCTTGATATCGAACTCGATCAGCCAGCCCTGGCGCAGCAGCTGGGCCGGAGCGTCGCCGTAGGCCTCGTAATGCTGAAACCCGGACAACTGAAATCGCTCCTCGCTCATCCATTCCAGGTCGCAGTCGAGCAGCGTGCCCGCATGCCGGGATTCCGTGCCGAATTCCGCGCGCGTGGCATGGCGACCCAGCCGCTCGTCCAGTGCCCCGGCGACTGTCAGCTTACCCTCGTTGATGTACGATGGCCGGTCCATCACCTGGCGGTGCGGCAGCGGCCGGCCTCGATCGAAGGCCCCGCGCATCCGGTAGCCGACCGCGTGCAGAGGTTCGTCGAGCTTGCACATCCAGGACTGGGCCGCGTGGACCGGGCCGCGCTCGCTACCAGTGACGTCCACGCCGTGCAACACGAACTCGAATCCTTTCAGCCACAGCAGCTGCACGCTGGCCAGCTCGGCCACGATGCTCTTCGTGCCGGGCGCGTAGAGGCGCGCGACCTTCGCCGGACGGCGCTTACCCTGGTCGGCGACGTCGACCACCAGCAGCTCGAACGGCGCCGGTGTGCGGCCCACCCGGACTGGTTCCGGCAGATACGCGCCGCCCTCCCGCCTCTTTAATACCCAGACCCTCATCTCATTGAAGATTTTAACTATTCAACCGCGCTATCACGATAGCCTCGCATTCTTCTTGGATTCTCGATAGCAGTAGCTTAGTACTCGCCACTTGCGAATTAGAAATACTCCACCGTTCCTCCAAAAATTTTGGAAATTTTGCAAAAGGAATTTCATTGGCATGCAAATACAAAACTTGCAGACACTCACCGATGACATCTGCGACGTTTTGAAACTGAGATTTTGTATATATTTTTGTTTTCGGACCTTGGTCTTTTAATTCAGTCAGCATCAAATCAATCTCCCCTACTGAATTCTGATCCGAGTAGGAAATTTGCCAACCATAGCGGCCGTGAGCAACTAGATCGCGATCATTTTTAACACTCAAAATTTTATTATAAGTCTGATCGGAAAATTTAACCATCGAAGGTGCTGAAACAAAATAAGCACGACATAAGGAATTGAAATGTGCCAAGCGCTTTTGGAAGGCGGAAGAACGTGGCGGCACAATGCCTTTGCATTCAAGCTGCGAAGACATTACTTCGATTAGAAGATCAAGCGTCTCATCCAGCTTTCCCCAGGTAACAATAATGTCAACTATGATTGGTTCGTAATTCTCATCCTTAAGCGCAACGTAAGCCCTTCTTACCATGCCGTCCCCTTCGCTCCAATGAACTGTGTAGAAACACCCATCTCGTCATCTCATATATATAACAAGATAATCATCTCAACACTAGCATAAATCTTGATCATGCACAGCCAGCCAGTGCCGCCTCGAGTTCCTCCTCGTATTTCCGCCCACGCGGCCAGTCTCGCGCCAGCGCCAATACCTTCTCTCCGGCCTGCGCGTCGAGCGGCAATTTATCGAACTCATACACCGGCGCCACCGGATTATCCTTCACGCAGGGAGTGGACACCGGCACGTAGATGGTCTGCGTCGCCGGCGGCGTGGTGCCGCAGCCGGCCAGCAGCAACGCGACAATGAGGATCATAGTTTTCATTTAACGTCCTTCAACAGCTGATTTACGTACGGCATAGCCTCGTCGCAGGTGGTGGCGCGCGCGCCAGCCAGCTTGGCCTGGGCGGCATCGTAGCGACGCCCTTTGGCGGCAGCCAGCGCCTGGGCGGCCCGCCCACGTTCGTCGGCGGCCACGGTCAGCCGGTGCATGGATTGGACGGCCTCGTTCTGCACGCCGATCGAAGCGCGCAGCGCGGCGCTGGCGCCCTGCTCCACCACCAGGCTGGCCAGCGCCCGGTCGCGCGCGGCCGCCGCCAGCCACCAGCCCGTGCCGGCGCCGGTGATCACCACCAGCAGCAGGATGGTCAGCGCCACCGCTGCAATTTTCCAGATGACGGCGCCGCCGGCCAGGTGCAGCGCGCTCACGCCAGCACCCGCGCGGCCACCTCGAACAGCGCCAGGCGATCGGCCAGGCCGTTGGTGCCGCCGTTGATGCGTCGCGTCACGCGCACTTGGTCGCCGGCGTCGGCGAGCTCGTTGAGTCCGCGTGTTTTCCAGAACCAGCCCGCCGACCGGCATGCGTTGACCGGTTGCTCGAGCAGTTCGGGATGAGCGATCAGGTCCAGGCCCAGGGCGGAGCCGCATGCCTTATAGTTCGCCCGGCCGGTGACCTGGATCAGGCCGCGCCCTTTGAATCGGATGCCGTCGCCGGCCACCGCGTTGCCGAGATCCTTTCGGCCCTCGTAAGCGACGCCGCTGGCCAGCTCGCGGACATACTGTAACTGGCCGCTCTCGTGGCCGACCTGCGCAAGGAACGATGCCTGGCGCGCCGGCGTGGTGATGCCAAACTCGGCCATGGCGGTATTGAGCGGCGCGAGGAAAGCCGCCGCCCGCGAGCGCGCGTAGGGCATGATTTTAATGAGTTGATCGAGCGTCATGCTTCATTCTCCCGGCGGCTACCCGCCACGTACAGCGCAATCCCTACCGCGAACAGGCACTCGAACACGTCGCGCGCAGCGATGCAGGACGCGAAGCCGGCGCCGCTGCCAGCCAGAAGCGACACGTGCGCAAAACGGATATTGTTCGGTGTCGCCTTGGTCATTTTGTTCAGGGAGATCGTGCTGATGTAGAACACGTAGAGGCAAGCAATCGCCTGGATGATGGGGGTCAGGGACATGGCAGTTACTCCTTCGGGTCGGACAACCATGGCAGCTTGATGTCGCGCAGCCGGTCGATGAGGGTGAAGAAAACCGGCACGGCGCGCATCGCGGCCAGGCCGGCGAAGAATGCCACCGCCCGCTCGAGGCTCGCTGGCAGATCCAGGTAGTGCAGTGCCATGGGCGTAGCCATGACGGCGACGGCGGTACCGGTGAGTACCGCGGTAACTGCCTGGGGTCGCGTCAGTTCCTTGGCGTAGCTGAGCGATACTGCAGCGCCGAGGAATGAGAAGATCAGCACGCCGTATTTGATGCCGGCGATACTGTCTTCTGGGGTGGGCGGTTGGAGGGGCATGTTTGCCTTTCTGTGGGCGTAAAAAAAAACCCGCCGAAGCGGGTTGTGTGGTGGTGCGGGTGGCATCAATCCTGTTCGATATACGTGATGTCGAAATCGATCGAGGCGCCGGCGGTGATGGAGGTGACGTCCGACTCGACGCCTGTGACCGGATCGATCGAGCGCAGCACGGCAAGGTTGCCGCCGTTGCCAACCGTCTGCAAGGTCCATTGCTTGCCAGTGCTCCCAGCAAATCCCTTGCAGCTGCTCACCACGCCGTTGCCGCGCATAGTGGTATTCGAGAATGTCGGCATGCCGATGCACAACGGGCCAGCAGCGGTAGCCGCAGTGGGGTTGATGCCGCTCAGGTTGCCCATCACCCGAACCAGCGGACCGCTGCGCGACCACCGCACGTTCGACAGCGCTGCGGTGCCGGCAATTTCACCGGTGCCGTACCAGCTTAATGGCAGGTCGGATCGGTTCAGGCAGTGGGCCTGGGTGCCGCCAGCGAGGTCGAACGCTGGCGACGCCAGGAATTCAAGCACGATGTCCAGGTAGAGCAGATTGCCCGGCGTGTTCGGATGCAGGTCATCGGCCAGCACCCCGCCCTCACGTACCCATGCATACGCATCCATCGAAATGATCGGGACGCCGTACTGCTCGCAGACGCGTTTCTGCATCTCTGCTATGGCGGGGTAGTTCGTGCGTACCACGCCCCACGATGCGCCTGGCTGGATGCCGCCGATCGCGACCACATACGCACCCGAATTGATGTACCGCGCGAACATTTTTCCCAACTGCTGCCCGTACACCTCCGGCGTAGTGCCAGCGCTTGGGACGTCGGTGTTGGCGTTGTTGATGGCCAAGGCGACGAAAATCAGTGGTTTAGCGCTCGGGTTGAGCGCCCGACTATGCTTAATCACCGAAGCAATGCGCGCATCCTGCGAATGCAACTGGGTTGAACTCGCGCTGAGAGCGCAACGGCTGCCAAAAATGCCCGGCTGACCAGTATTCGCCAGGCGCCAGATGCCCGTCAATTCAACAGGCGCGCCGGTCACCGTCAGCGTGTAGATGTCGGTTGGCGCGGCGCCGCTGCCGGTGACCGATGGGAATGAGCACCAGTCACTTTCCGCTGCGGCATCCATGTTGAGGGTACGAAATGGCGTGCCGTTTCGGCGCATGGTCAGCGTGCCAGCACCAGGCGAGCGCTGAGCCATCACATCGACATAGGCGAATTTGCCGCCGAATGAGACAGACGCGCCGGGCTGGAGGATCAGCGATTTGCCGATCGGACCATTGGGACCAACCGCGTAAGTGCCGGAATAGGTCAGCCCGTAGCGGTTGGGATCGCCCAGGTTGGTCACCTCCGGCTCACTGCCGCCTTCCGGGCTCGAATACGCGTTGATCATGCGCAGCAGCATGTTGAACCACGAGTGCTTGATGTCCCAGGCGATATAGCCTTCACCAATACTGTCAGCGACCAGCACCATGGTTCCTGCTCCGAACGCGAGACGAATCAATTTCGCCATGACCGACGAAACCAACTCCAGGCGGCGCGGCGAGGCCGGGAGGCGCACCCGCTGTCCGCCGACTTCGACCTCACCGTCACCCCACAAACCGGCGAGTTGACCAGTTTGATTCAACTGAAACACGCCATCTGGAACGTACGGGGTGTCGGAAGCTTTCCGCGCACTGATGATAGCGAGACTGGAGTCGGTCACACCGGTGGGATCGACGTTCGGGTAGTCGGTCACGTGGACCGCCTCACGGAGCCGATCTTTGACCTTGCGCACCCGCGCACCATTGGCATCGACTCCAGCCTGCTGAAAGCCAATCGTGCCGGCAGCTTCCGGCTCGGCAAGTTGCGCGGAAGTCACGCCCTGTACCAGACGAAATTTATCGGTTTCGAATACGCCCGACGTGGTGAAAGGAAGCGCTGTCACGTTGGCCGCATAGGTGTTGACGCCGTACTGCACGGTCTGGGTGGCCACAGTCAGGCTGATGCCCGCTGCATACGGTACCGGCGGCAGGTAGCCCAAAGAAAGGATGCTGCCCCCCAGGTTGAATGCGGCGCTTACCTCGTTTATTTTGCTGATCACCACCGGCAACTCCTGCATGGTGGTGTCGGCCTGGGCGATATAGTCCTCAGGTGCAGCCCCGCGCCCCGGGAATGGCGACAGCGGCGGAATGAGAATAGCGGTCATGTAAGCCCTTCAAGTTCAAGTGAGCAGATCGAGATCGTCGGGTAGGCGATGTCGATGGAGAAATCTTTGTAGTAACCGTAGAGAATCAGGGCCCCGTAAGAATCAGCGCCGATATAGACAATGGGCGTCGCGCGATACTGTGACAGCAGCCGCTTCACCAAATCCACCTCGGTGCTCTTGATCCAGATCGACCAGGTGGCCGTGTTGCTGAACGGCCCTTCGACCACATCAAAATTCCCCCACTGATCACGAGTTTTTTTGGTGTAGTTGGCAATGCCGCTCTTCGCGCCGTACTGCAAATCGCCCATCAGCCGCATTTGGCCGATAACAATGCCGCCACACCGCACGACGTTGCCGGGGCTCGACAGCGTGACATCGATGGTCATGTTCGAATACGACGGCAGGTCGGTCAGCGCCATTTCCGACACCCGCGTGACGGGCTCCCGGAAATAGCTGTAGATGTCGCTTATGCCGCTCGTCATGGCCGGGTTGATGGTCTTGTCATACACCACGCCGAACTCGACGTCAGTTGCGACAATGCGGATGATGGCGCAGTCGATGTTGAGCAGCGCGATGCCGTTGGCGATGCCGGTCGCCTTGATGGAAACGCTGATCGAATCCTCGTTCTCGGCCTGCGTGGTGATCGAGGCATCGAACATGCGCCATCGGTTGGTGGCGCCGACTTTTACCCAATGCTCCGGGCTGGCCGCCGGCGTATGGCCGACGTTGCTCGCCTGCAGCGACTCGTACACCAGGTGCACGCCGACCCCGACCACAATCACCCGCGCAGCCAGCGGGTAGCTGGTGGCGGGGTTGTATGGTGGGTAGTCGTTCTCGGGAATGTTGCTGCTGACCAGCGCTGCGTCCGTGATTGCCATCGGACGGATAATTTTCATGCAGTCACCACCTCTCTCGTTGGAATTGGCTCGTCAGCACGCACGAGCAATCCGTTGGCGTCCCATCGATCAGCCAGGCGCGCCAGCTTGCCGACGCTTTGCGCAACGGCCACGTCGCCAGCCTGAGATTGCGCTTTGAACTCCGAGAGCTCGGCACGCAGCGCCCGGTTTTCCTCGGTCAGACGATCGATTGCAGCGGCCACGTCGCCGGTACCGCCACCGCTCGATCGCGCCGAATATTCCCGGGCCTCGAACGCCGTCAGCACTCGCTCACCTGAATGCAACTCGGCGGTGTACCCGTCGAACGGCACGCGCGACAGACCGCCGGCGTGGGAACCGTCGATCTGCTTCACGCCCAGAACGCCCAGTGACGCGATCGCCTGGGCGACCGTGGCCGCGCCAGCATTCACGCTGTCGTTGAGGGTGATCAGCCCTTTGACCTGCTTGTCGAGCGACGCCTGCTGCTTCTCGGCATCCGTCAGCTGACCGCCAACGGATGCGGCGAGAATGGCCATGTCGGCCTGCACGCGCGCGTAGTCCCGGACGTAATCGAGGCGCGACGCGGCGCCGGCCTGGCTGGCGGTGAGGAACGCGGTTGCGGCAGCGCTGAGGCCCGACTGCGCCGTCGCATCGCCACCGCGTGCCGCGCCCAGCGTGGTGCTGTACTGGTCACGCGCCGCCGCTGCTTTCTCCGCCAGCGTCAGCGTCGAAAGGTTGCCCAGCACCAGGCCATCGCGGAAAGATTTGATCGCCGAGGCGAACGTCTTCAGTTTGTCGATGCTGGTTTTCAGGGCCTCCGATTGCGTCTCGTACGCGGCCGCCAGCGCCTTGCGTGCGGTGAGCTCGTCGTACAGTTTCAGGTTACTGACATCGATCTCCTTTCGCGCCTTCGCAGCCAGCTGAGCCTGCGTCATCGTCAGTTCGTCGAGCTGGTTCTGCAGGTCGGTCCGCTGATCTGCAATTTCCTGCTCGGATTTACTGAGGTCCACCGTAGCCGCGTGCGTTTTCGCGAACGCGTCGGCCAGGGCCAGCAGCGCGGTGTATTGCGCGGCGCCGGCATCCGTCGCGAGCTTGCCGCCGTTGGCCAGGCCCAAGACGTAATCCTTAAACTTGTCGCGGGTGTCCAGGGATTGCAGGCCCATGGCCGCCAACTGGTCGGTGACGTACTTTTGCACCGGTGCCAGTTGCTCAGCCTTGCTGAGGAAGTTCTCGGCAAACGAATTGCTCTTGCTGGCCAGTTCGTCGATGCCGCCCGCCAACTCGATCAGGTGCTCACGAGCCTTGACGCTGGCAACGCCGGTGGCGCCGAACGTGGTGCTGGTTCCTGCCAGGATGGCGTCCAACTTGGCGTAATCACCTGCCAGGCGCATCACCGTCTCGGCGTAGCCCTCGCCTACTTTGCGAAAGGCGTCGAACGCAGGGAATGCTGCCTGGGCAATCTCGTCCATGGATTTTGAGATCACGGAATTGATCGCCGCCGTCAGCTCTTCGCCTTTCAGATCCTTCAGTGAAACTTTCGTGCTTTCCAGTGTCAGGCTGTCGAGGACCTTGGTGACATCGGCAGCTGAGCCGCCAAGCGCCACGGACGCGGCCTGAAGGGATTTGTCCAGGTTGGTGAAGATGAGGCCGAATTGCGCCGACAGCTCGTCGCTCAAGCCCTGGGTTTGAACCGAATTTGACGTGCTCTTTTTGAGGCCGAAGTAACTCTTCTTGGTGGTATCGATGCTCGCGTATTGATCAAAGCCATCCCCGGCCTGCAAGCCGCGCACGCTGCCGCCATATTGCAGACCAGAATCAACGATGTTCTGCGTGGTCTTACCCCAGATGCTCTTGAGACCGCCCACGATCGCGCCACCGATGGCCCCGATAACCATGCCCACCGGGCCGGCGACGTACCCGCCGACCATGGAGCCAGCCTGCGCGCCGGCCGCAATCGAAGCGCCTGTCGATTTACCGACGACTCCGGTCTGGATGCCCAGGTTCGAGCCATCGGTCAGGCCAGGCGTGCGAACCACCAGGTTGGTCAAACCGGCCATGGAGGATTCGATGTTCCGCAGGGCCGACAGCATGCCCTGGTTGATCGGCAACATGTTGTCGGAATTAGCGGTCAGTTGCTCGATCGAACGGCGGATGCTGTCCGACTTCGCGCTGCTGTCACCAAATACTGAACCTGTGCCCTGCAATTTCTGCACATCGACAGCCTTCTGGCCGCCCCCGCCGCCACCACCGCTGATTGCGACGCCCAACCCAGCGACAAGTGCCGCCATGGCGGCCATGCGGGCAAACGCGGTGTACGGATCACCCTCGCCTTGCGTGAGTACCGCATTGACGCCCTTGATCAGGCTGAGTGCAATCTCGGCGCTTTGCAGTGCGACCGTGGCGGCATGCATCGCTTGGTAGCCGCGCGAGCCCTCGCTGAAGAAGCCCTGTGCAGCCGACGTCATCCCCGCGTACGACTGAATTTGCGCCTGGGTGCCTTCCAACTGGGCGCGGTTAATGGCCTCGATTTTCTCCGGGTTGTCATCGGATTGCGCCTTCGCATCCTTCAGCTTCTTCTGCGCGCGCAACTGCCCCTCCATGCCCTTGGCGTAGGCCTGGAACATCTCGCCTATGGCCTTGCCACCCTCGCCAAATGCCGAGGTCAGGCTCTCCGAGATGCTTTGCCCGGCGCGCTGCCAATCCTTGATTGCCTGGTCGGCGGCCTTGTCCTTGAATTGAATCGCCTGTTGCTGATCCAGGCCGGCGGCGATGCGCGCGCGAGCAGCACGCACGTCTTCCAAATACTTCAGGGTGGCCGGCGCTTGCGCGATCTCCTCTGCAGTCGCGCCAGCGGCAACCTGGCCCGCCATAAATTCCTTCTGGTAGGCGATGGCCAGATCGAGACGAGCTACGGTTTCGCGCTCAACCGCACCCTTCGAAGTTTCGCGGGCCGCATTGGAATCCTCGAGCTTTTTGGCTTCCTGGTCCAGTCCGGAAAGGTACTTGTTGGTCGCCTCATCCGAGGCGGATGCAATTGCCTCCTTGCGCAGGATCTCCTTGGTGCCGAGCAGATTCATCTCGTCCTGCGCTTTCGCATCAGCAGCTGCTCGCTTCGCTTCGATATCGTTAATCTGCTTCGCGTGCTTTGCTGCCTCGGCCGCAGTGGCGTTGTGGTAGGACTTCAGGTCGGCGATCTGCTTGTTGTAACCGTCGATCTGATCCTTCGCGGCGGCCTCAGCATAGTCGCGCTTGTTCTTGTAATACTGCTCGTCGCCCATCTTCCCGGCCGAGTGAAACATGTCATCCATCTTGGACATTGTTTCGTACATTTCCTTCTCGGCGTTGACCTGATCCTGGATGCGGGCAAGGCGGTCAGCCAACTCCGTGCTTTCGACCTTATCGACCTTCGGCTTTGGCTCGCGACCTTCGGTATCGCGGTAGGTCGGCGTGCCGACATAAACCGAATTGGCCAGCGCCATCTGCGCAGCCTGCTGCACGGCGACAGGCTTCCCTGCATTCGCCACCAGTAGCGCGGCCGCCCGAGAAGCGTAATCCTGATCAACTTTCAGGCGCGCTTCGAGCTCGGCTTTTTTCTTTGCCGTCGCGTTCTTCTCACGCTCGTCGGCGGCCTTCTGAAATTGGTCGTACTGGGAGGACAACTTTGCCAGGTGCTCAAGGTAACCAACCTGCTCTTGAGCCAACATATTTTCCCGCTCCGAGTTCACGCGGCGAATGCGGTCGCTGCGCCCGGAAAAGTCTAGGAAATCACCCTGGGTCTTCGGGTCGCGCACCTTTTCGTCGTAGACACTGTTGATCGAGTCAATCTTCGCGAGGTGACCGGCCAAGGCGCCCCCCTGTTGCAGTAAGGTGGTGGCGTTAGCAACGCGGTTAGCAACCCAGACAAACACGTCGGCCAAGGTCCGGCCCCACTCGTGAAGTTGCTGATTTGTCGACAACTCGGAGACTTCCTTGTTTGCATCTTTCAGGTGGTCCGTCAAGGCCATGACGCTGACGGTAAGCACCTCGAGGAACGCCTCACCGACGACGGTTTTCAAATCCGTGACGTACCGCTGCATGGACGTGATCTGCTTGCCGGCTGTGCCCATCGCTGCTTCATAAGTGCCAGCGATATCGGCGCCGCGCTCGATGACGGCGTTCAGGCGGGCCTGCCCCCGCTCGTTCTCGGTCAACTCTTTGGTGGTCTTGCCGAGCTCATCAGCCATTTCGCGGTAGGCTGTCTGCAGGTTCACGTTGATACCAATGTTCCGCAGGATCAGCACGTTGCCTCGCGAGATGCCGTTGACCAGTCGGTCGAATGCATCCGACGAGTTCAGGTGGCCGATGACAGCGGCATCCTGGGCGATGCGGGCGAGCACGGTCGCGTTTTTCAGATCGACGTGGGCCTGGACCAGCTTCGTCGCCGACTCGCGCGACTCCACCATGGTGATGCCCTGCCGGGCGATCGCGTCGGTGGCGGTGTCCATCTGGGTTTTGGTATATCCGGCATTGCGGCCCACGACTTCGACGACGACGCCGAGGGTTTCGTAGCGCGCGGCCAGTAGTGCAGATTCTTTGATGTACTCCGCTACCTTGAGAGCTGCGTAACCCTTCACCAGCAATCCCAGTGCACTGCTCAGCGTCAACGCTGACCGCTCTTGTTCGCGCTTTGCGGCTGCTGCTGCTTTAGCAGCCTCCCCGGCTGCCTTCGCGGCATCTTCAAACTGCTTCATCTTCGCGATCAGTGCCTCGGTTTCCTTTGTTACGCCCAACTCGGCCGCCTGGTATGCCAGCAATTGGCTGCGCGACATTCCAAGGACTGCGACCTGATCACGCAATTTATCGATGAACAGTTGCTGGCCCAGCGTCATTTGCGTAGTGGACCGGCCCAGGGCGGTATTTGCCTGGGCGGTCGCACGCGCTTCTTCGGCCTGCTGGCGCAAGATCTTTGCAGTGTCATCCATCTGGCCATTGCTGACCTGGTACCGCTGACCGGTGCGCTGCGTGGCCTCTCCGAGCGCATCCATGCCCTTGGTGGCATCCGCACCGAAGCGCCACACTTTGGCGCTGGCCTGGCTCAAACCATCGGAGGCCTTGGTGACGCTATCGATCTTCGGCTCGACAGCCGCAGCAGCGGCGCCCAGCGCGTCGAGGGCCCTGGTGCCCTCCACGACTTGTTTCGAATTGATCTCAAGACCGAGGGAGGCGATATCAGGCATCAGGTTTCCTTCTTGTAATGGTGTTGCAGGTAAAGCTCGTCGATTCGGTCGAGGATGTCGTGCTCGAATGGCTCGAACACCACACGCCGGCGCGCGCACCAGTGAAGCACTTCCTCGCTGGATATCGGGCCCGGCCCCATGCCTGTCTGCCGCCGTGGACTGAGCTTGAGGAACCAGGTCCACAAGTACTCAAGCTCAAACGGCAACTCGGGCGCGGGCGGCGCCACATCCGCCTTGTAGAGCGGGTGGCGCTTGGCCGCATCAACGTGATCGCCGACGGCGCTGCCGTCAGCGGCGGTCTTTAGCCGTTCGAACTGGTGGTCGGCGAAGGCGAGGAGGCTGGCGACGAGACCGTCAAAAAATTGGCGTCAACCTCCAGGGCGGCGCTGACCTTATCTTCCCAAGTGGGGAATTTCGCGAAGGCGGCGGCCACCATGTTCTTGTCGAATGGCACGGGCACGCCAGCGCTGGTGAAGCCGTACCAGCCGGTGACCACCGACAGCGCCAGACGGGTCGCATTGCTGTCGATCACGTCAACCAGCTTGCTGGCGCCGGCGTCAGTCTTAGCGTCGATCGCGGTTTTGCGCACGGCGGCCTTCTGGTAGCCCTCGGCGCGAACCGCATGGCTGGCAGCCTGGTACTCGGGGCTGTTCTTGCCGACGATGACCAGGCCGGCGGTGGCGTTGCCATCCTCGTCGAACAAGACGTCAACGTTGAAGGTTTTGGTAACGACCGCAGCAGCTGCCAGATTGGCGATGTCGAAGCCGGATGCGATGATGGTGGTCGCGGCGTTGTGGGTGGCGGCAACAGCGGAGGTTTCGGTGTTGGTGATAGCGTTCATGGGTAATACCTTTCGTCGGATGAATAGGTGCCGGTGCCGGCCGCCGCGCCGACGAAGGCGACAGCGTCCGGTCCGTGCTGGGGTGGCTTGCGCCAAACTGGAATCGCCGGCGGTGCCGGCGGTGGATTACAGCGTCGTGTCCTGGATGGCCAGGGTGGTGCCCTCGTGCTGGGCATCGCTACCCTTGTAGCGCAGCACGTCGAATTGGCAGGTGATGATTTTGTTCTTCTCGCCGTCATCGACCTTTGCCGAGGTGATCTTGATGCGGCCCATCTGCAGCGCCATCACGTCCGCCAGCGCCGCATTACTGGCCGCCATGGCATAGGCCAGCGATACCTCGGTCTCGGTTTTGAAGTAGTCGAGGTAGGCCGCGTCCTGCATCAGGACGGTGAATTGGCCGGAGCCGATCACCTTGCCGCGCGATGCAGCGGTTGCATACTTAGTGCCCAGCACCGGGTCGATCTTGACCTGGCCGTCGAGCGACACCGACATGCCGGTGCAAATCTGCGACGGGATGCCATTGACAGAAAGCATCGCGGTGGCGCCGGAGAACTTACCGCCGGTCGGCGTGGCCGCCGGAGTGGTGAAGTAGGCGGCGGCCGTAGTGGCATCTTCGCGCTTACCCATGAAGGTGAAGTCGCAGCTGGTCAGGCCGTTGGGCTGTACCGCCATATCCATCTTGCTGACCAGCTGATCGACGAAGGTGCGGTGCACCACCACGTCCGGCTGTTGAATCTCAGCGGTGAACCAGTCGGTGGTGTGGCCGGTCAGTGGGGTGAACGTGCGCTTGCCGGGTGCGGCGATCGCCACGCTGTCGCCGGCGGCCTTTGCAACGACGGCGCTACCGTCAAGGTACTGGCCGGTGATCTTGAGCGCGGTTACTGCGGTCACGAAGAAGTTGCGGCCATTGTTTGCGGCGGCGGGCGCAGTGAAGCCGGTCACGCGAACGACCGTGCCGGCGCGGTGACCGTCGGCCAGGAAGGAACCTGCGGCACGGGTGAAGCCGTCGGCCACAGCAGCGATGGTGATGGCGGCAGCCGTAGCGCCGGCAACGGTCCAGTCGCGCCGCATCAGGGCGGCCATCAGCACTGAATAGGTGCCGCAGGATGCCTCGCCCTTGATGTCGCCCGTCACGCGGAAGTTGCCCAGGCGGGTGTCCCCCTGCTGCTGGCTCGGGTCGATCTCGTTTGACGAGTACTTGTCGGCCTCGGTATCGAAGGAGCTGGTGACGCGCGGGTAGAGCTGGCCGGCGCCGACCGGGGCCTTCGCGCCCTCGGCAGTTTGTTTGCCCAGCACCAGAAGGGTGTTGATGCCGTTTGCAGTAGCAGCCATGTGAAGCCTTTCAGGAATGAAAAAGGCCCGCACGCGGCGAGCCAGAATGAAAAACCGCCTTTCGACGGCCGTGTGATTTGCTACGCTGTGAAGATGTCCGCGTGCCAGCGGATCCTGACGATTTGCATCCACCGTCCATCGACCTGCTCACCCCGGTCGATCTCGGGTGTTCGGTCAATCTGGACGGTGACGCCGCCATCCGAAAAAGCAGATCCGCGCTTGAACAGCGCCCGGATCGCTTCGGCGCGCAGCGCGCAGTCCAGCGTGCCAACAAGCGGCGGATATTGCAGATTGACCTGCATCACGCCCTGCTCTTTGTGGTAGGCCTCGCCCAGCGTCGGATTGCCTGGCTCGGCCACCAGCAGGTAGGCCGCGCAATAAGGCCGGTCCGGTACCGGGTCATACGGCACGTTTTCGTGCACGATGTCGATGGCTGGATCAATGCTAGCCAGCGCCTGCTCGAGCGCGTTTCGGATGTTGGGGATCGTCATATCGAATAACTCTGGTAGCCCTGCGCGAAGTCCGCGCTGCTGGTGCCGGCGCGCACGCCGTTCACAGCCGCATCAACGATGTTGCTCCACTCGACCACGGTCAGCGCGACCAGGCCGACGGGCGCCTGGCGCGACCAGCCTTTCTCGATGCGGCTTGCGTACGGCAGATTGTTCATCAGGTAGAAAACCTCCCCCGCCTTCGCGGCAGCAACGATGCCAGCGTGCGCGGCGATGGTTGCCTTGCCGTCCTGGTCGATGATGTTGAGCGCGCCAGTCGCGGGAGAGCCGACGGACATTTGCCAGTTGCCCCGGAATCGGCCGCCGACATAGCCCTTGGGCGGAGCATGCTTCCAATATTTGGCGTCGCCCACAGGGGATCGACTCACCAGCCTGCCGTCGATGCTGGCCAGGCAGTAGCGCACCACCTTATCGGTGTCGTCTTTGGTCTTCTGGACCCATGCGGCGATCTGCAATGCGAAGGTGCCCATCAGATCCTCCCGACCAGCCGCCACAGCACGACGATGCCGCCAGGAGCGACCTTGTCAACGTTCTTGACGGTGTACACCACGCCGCCGGCCAGCACCTGGTCCTCGTTCTTCATCGGCGCCAGTGGCGCGCCGGTTTCGTCGAGCGCAGACATCGTGATCTTGCGGTCGCCGGATTTGATCAGCGTGCCGTTGATGGCGCCGATGCCGAGGTCGTTGGTTGTCAGCCCGGTTTCAATGCCCCAGGCTTTCTTGATGATGGGTGGCGCCGGCACCAGGGCACCGCCAACGTAGGTACCTGGCTGTTTGAATGTGAGCGTGAGCAGCTGCCCATCCTCGCGGAGGGCTTCGTCGGCGTCGATGGCATCTTGTGCGTAATCGCTCATTTCGCTTCCAGGTAGTCATGCGTCGGCGTCTTCGCGAAGCGCACTGCTTTGATGGTGGCCTTGCCATCGATCAGCGCGCGCAGCACCCGGTGCCAGCCGTCCATGATGAAGCCCTGCTCACTAAGGATAATCGGGTGGGAGATATCGACGTCCAGCGCTCTACGCATGTGGAAGGCCATGCCGTACGGCGACGCTTCTGGCGTCCATACCTCGGCACCAAGATAGATTGCGGCAAGAGGCAAGTCAAACGCCTCCAGATCCTTGGTCTGCGCGATTAAGTTCGTGACAGTCCACACCTTACCGTTGTGGGAATAGCTGTTTTCGTGCACGGCGCAGCCTTCAATTTGCACCACTGGGTAGTTGATCACGCCCGCTCCAATCTTCCAGACAAGCCCGAACCGCACAAGAGCGGCTTGAGCAACTGATCCACCGCCCGGTACCGCACCGCCTCTGGTGCGCCATCCGCATACACGGTCTTGATCGGGCCGATGACCTTCTCCTTGATCGTTCGCTTCAGGGCCGGCGCCAGCTCGCCGCTTCTCGCCTGCAGCGCGAGGATGGCACAGGCATTCTGTACCTCCACCGGGACAATGTCCGACCCCAAGTAAGCATGGACGTCATCCAGTTCGACGTCGTAGCGCGGCCAGTCGAGTGCCTGGGCGGCAGTGCGGCGTCGGCCCTTCCAGCGCGCGCGGTACTGGCCGACCATGTACTCGGTCGCCTTGATCAGCAGCGACTCCTTCTCGCTTTCTACCAGAGCGGCCCAGGCGGCGTTGCCGCGCTTCGCGTGGTAGGCATCGGCGGCCGCCACGCTGGCATAGCTGTCAGCATCCGGCAGGCCGGCGCCGGTTTCGATGATGAGGGTCATGATTATCAGTTTCGAAGTTGTTGAAGCGTCACCACCTCGGCGAGGTCGGCCACTTCCAATGTGCGGATGTACTGGGCAAGCATGACCACGGCGGCGGCGATCGTGCCATCGCTGAACCCGGTATGAGTGCTGAAAATCGCGATGCCCTCGTTGGCGACGGCCTGATCGACATAAGCCTTCATTTTGTCGAAACACTGCTGTACGGTCTGGGAGCCGACGTACGTGTCCATGTTGTACGCACGGAGGTTGTATGGGTCGCCAGGCGGATTCGTGTCAGCGAACGCAAATGGAGCGAGCCCGTCACCAGCTGTGCCAGGCGAATTATCGAATCGACGGATCGTTGCGAACAACCGTTGGCAGGTCTTCGTGATCGGGCCGTCAATACCGAAGTTGTATCCGCCATACAGCGATCCATCGCGCATCCCGTCCAGATCGAAACCGAGCTGGGCTGCCATGATGAGGTTCTTGCGAGACTCCACCAGCCATTGCTGAGGCGTCCGGTCTGCATCCGACACCGTACCGTCGAAATAGTCCTGCGAAGCCATTTGCCAACCGTAACGCTGCTGCAGCGCAAGGAGGTTATCGATGGTCGGATTTCCGTCGGTGTTGGCCCCGCCCCCTATCATACGGCTTGCCGGCGACAGATACAGCACCACAGGGTATCCGTAAGGCGACAGGATTCGATGCGCATCCCACACGGCCTTGCCGTGGTTGTCATCGATTGTAAATACGATCGACGCCTTTCCGGTCGCAGGCGGCACGAACGACACATCACCAGGAATGACTGTCATATTGGTCGCGCCAGCGATACGGATGCGCGCAAAAGTGACCGCGGTCATATCGGCGCCAGCGCCGACTGCAGTGAAGCGCCCAGCGCCATAGCTGCGGGAGCCGTAGCTGTTCAGGCCGCTCATGCCTCCGCTCAAATCGGAGAATACGTTCAGCGTATGGAAGTCCGCACCAGGGGCGGACGGTGTGCCCGTCGAGAACAAATCGATGTTCATCGAGGTGAACCCGCCAGACGCAGGTGCGGCTTTTTGGATGGTCACATGAATCGCGCCGGCCGTCACGTCGATGGGCGTCGGGGCATTGTCCTCGGACAAAATGGAGGCCGTCGTGTCCGTGGTAAACGTGACGTTTGGTGCCGTAGCATTGCCGAACTGGGAGACGGGCCCGTATGAGCCGTACACCTGGTCGGTAGCCAGATTCACGTTCGCTTTGCTGAGGCCTGCAGTGATAATCGTCTTCGCAGCGGTGGACCACACCGAAATAGTTTTCCGCTTAAACTTGATCCGCTTGAACGGAGCGAAATCCGCAATGCCTGCTGGTTGATCATACGGCGCATTCTGCATATCGCCCAGCGGGATGGTTGCCTCCGGACTGAGAATGTCGGAGCGTGCATACTCGCGCACTGGCGCGCCCGAACCCGGCATGCGGCTGGTGAATGCCTGGACGCACATAGCTGCGCCGCCGGTGCTATCGGGCGACACGCAGCTGATCTGGTTGACGTTGGTCACACCTACTACCATCGTCTGATTGCGGCTCAGCTTGGCGACACCAGTACCAATTTTGACCAGGATGTCCTTGTTGTAGTTGTTGGTCAGCTCGGCGCCGACGCATGCTTGCGTAGGCGCGATCTGGTACGCCGTACCGGATGCGGTGCTTGCGACCAACTGCACTACCGGGTACGTGAGCGAGGTATTGGCGAACGTCAGGTTCACGGCTACGCGCAGGCTGTCACGCGAGGTGGCGTAATCGCGGCGGCGGAAGCCGATCTGATTTGCATTGGTGATGCCAAAAATCGGGAACACCTCGCCGGGGCGGATCCGGTAGAACGTGGCGCCACCGTTGCGGTTGAACTCAACCATCACGCCTGTGTTGTTTCGCACGATGACGCAGTTGCAGTCGGTCGCGGTTGGCGAGGCCACCCCGCCGCCGGTTGCGCTGGCTGGCGTCGTCACCGTGCCGAAGCCCAGGACCGAGTAGCTCTCGGACGGCCCGCCTCCGCTGCCTGGTGCGCTGATCTTGCCCTGGCCATCGACTGTAATAGTAGTGCCGTCGGGCTTTACACCACCCAGCACATCAGGCGTCGCCACCGGGAGCGTATAACCTCCGCCGCCGCCCTGAGCGATCTTGATTTGCCCGGTGATGACGCCGGCGTAGCAGAACACCAGCACCTTGCGCTGCTCATCGAATGGGCCGATCTGCGGCAGTGCTCCAGGACCGATTGACCACGACTGGGTGGAGTTGGTGCCCCCAAGTACCGGATCGAGCAGGTACGCCACTCCCGCCGCGTCATCCGAACCAGTGAGTACCAATACTTTTCCCTCCGGGATTGGAAGGGTTTTGGCAGACTCGCCAGCTTTGATCGTGGTGGTTGTAGACATTGGCTATCTCGGTGGCGGAATGGGAAAAGCCCGCGCGCGGCGGGCTGGTGGTGATGCTGGTGGTGCTTTACTTCTTGGCAGTGTCGGCAGCGGCCTTCTCGGCAGCTTTGGCGGCAGCCTTGTCGGCAGCAGCTTTGTCGGCAGCGGCCTTCTCGGCGGCGGCGCGCTCGTCGGCGAGGCGCTGGGCCTCGGCTTCATTGGCGCGGGCTTGGTTGTCCAGGCGGTCGCGCTCTGCGTCCATCTCTCGTTCGCGCGCCAGCAGGCGCTCGTGAGCAGCTTGCAGCTCGGCTACGGTAGGCGCGCGCTCGATGACGCCCATACCCTGGTCGGTACCGTCGTCGTACAGCTCGTGCACGTCGGGGTTGAAGTCGGCCTGGTCGATGACGACGAAAGCGCCCTGGGTAGCTGGATGGGTGGATTTGACTTTGATGGTTGGCATTGCGTTCTCGCAGGTTGCCCGGCACCGTGGTGGCCGCCGGGTGGTGTTGGTGAATTAGCCCAGCAGGATGCCGATGTGCTCGTCTTTCGCGGCGCCTACGCCCCAGACCAGCGCGATCTCGTATTGCACCTGGCGGTACTGCATGTACATGCTCACCTCGAACGACAGGCCCGAGACAGGGTCGGTGATGATGGTGCGGTCAGCGGCCGAGTCGCCCTGCGCTGGCAGCGCCGGCACACGAGTCGCCAGCACGATGGCCGAGCGGGCGAAGAACATGTTGCGGAAGCCGACGTTGGCTACGGTGATCGCGGTCGCGGCAGCTGGGATCGCTTGCAGTAGGCCAGGCGCAGCAATGGTGATGGTGCCGCCATCGGCCGAGCTGGCGTCGCCGGAGGAAACCACATACTTGTTCTCAGGATCGCCTGCGATGCTGATCACGTCGCCAGCCACGAACGAGCCGGTGCCGGCGGCAGCCAGGGTGATGACCGTGGCGCCGAAGGCATAGCCGTTTGCGTTGGTGGTGGCGCCGGCGGCGGTGCCCTTCGCTGGGCGCTTGATCTGCGCGGACTGGCGCAGCGCCAGGCCTTGCAGGCGGTCGGTAATGCCGTCGCGCAGCATGTCTTCACGACCCGCTTTCTCGACGTTGAACAGGCCCGATTGCTTGCCGCGCATGTTCTGCATCGCTGCCGAGCCCAGCACCATCTGGAAGTCCAGGCCCTGGGCGCCGTTGTCTTCCAGGATGCGCAGCGCGCCGGCGGTGTCGCCGAGGTCGTTTGCAATACCGAAAGGCGCGGTGCCCGGGGTGCCGTAGGCGCGGGAGGCCTTGACGTGCAGCGCGGTCAGGTCCGATTCGACTTCGTTGCACAGCGTGCGCATCGCCTGGGCGAACTGGTCGCGCAGGATGATGTTGTAGCTGTTGCCGCTGTTATCCAGGGCCAGCTTCTCTTCGCCGTTCCAGCGGATCGGCACGCGGCGCGCCTTGGTCAAGGTCACCGACTTGTTGCCGATGTTTTGGTCGCCGTCATTCGGGGGCGTCACGGCTGGCGTGATGTCGGTCGCGGTCGCGGCAGGTGCCACTGGCGAAGTGACCACCTGGCCGACAGCCGCACGGGCGAACGTCATGTCAGCGGACACGGCGGGGATCATGCCCACCTGTTCGCGCGAGACGACGTCCATCGCGTTGTACAGGGTGGTGATCAGGCCGGTCAGGTTGTTCGGGCCCAGCACCAGGCCGGTCTTTGCGGCGTAGTTCCAGATGTGGGCCTGAACCAGTTCGCCGACTACCTTGGCGCAGAACGCAGCTTTGTCGGCGCAAGTGGTGACGGCCTGGGCAGTCGAGGACAGGGCCATCGCAGCAAAAGCGACGATGGAAATCAACATTTTCTTCATGATGGAATTGCCTTTAATTGGTGGTTTGAGGTTTTGAACAGAGAGGCCATCCAGCCCAAAAGCACCGACTTGCCCATCCAGGCGCCGGCAAAGCACTGCGGTACTACGGAAACGAAGAAGCCCGCGCGCGGCGGGCCTCGGTTACTGCTATGGCGACGATCAGTCGACGATCGCTGCGCCTTCTTTCATTGCGCCGGCGCGGGCCATGGGGTCCATGGCGTCGTACGCGGCGCGGGTGATTTGCTTCTTGCCATCGGCAGTCTTGCCGCCGTTGCCTTGGGCGCCGCTACCGGATGCGCCGGACCCGGCCAGAATCTGCTCCTTAAACGGGCAGGCGGCAACCAGTTGAGCGAGGCCTTCATCGAAGTCGGCGATTTCACCCGGACGGGTCGGCGAGAAGATCTTGTTGCCGGCTGCGTCGTATGGAACCATCTTGCCATCTTCGACCTTGAAGTTGTTGCCGAAGTAGGCGCGTGCCATTTCAGGCGGGATCGCAAGATGGCTCGGGTGCTTGGCTTCTTTGTTGAACAGCTTCGAGCCGGTGAAACCACCGCCGATCATATGGTTGTTCAATTCGGTGGTGCGCTTTTCCAGTGTCGCAGTCAGCTCCTGCAACTGTTGGGCACTGGCTTTGGCCTGGGCCGCAACCTGCTCTTGCGCCGTTTTGGCAGCAGCATCCTGGATTTCCTTGACCTGGGCGGCCGTCTTCAGTTCACCGGAGCTCAGGCTCTTGACGGTGTTGAGGGCGGCCAGCGCCGCCACGCCGTCTTCGATGCCTTCGAAAGATTTCAGCTTGCTCTCGGCAGCTTCCTTCGCCTCGCGGTGGGTCTTGGCCTCGCCGTTCAGGCGGGTGATCGTGCCCAGCGTGGCCTCGGCATCGAATGGTGCCTCGGTGCCATTGGCGTGGATGAAGATCGGCAGCTTCTTCTCATCCAGGGCGATGGTGCCGTCGGCGTTGTATTTGTATGGCATGGTCTGACTTTCCGGGCATCCGCCCTATCGATGGCCTTCCGGCCGTGCACCGCGTCGCGTCCGCTTGCGGCATAAAAAAACCGCCTCGAGGGCGGCATGGTGAATTCGGTGGTTGCTACATTCGCTCCAGGCGCTCGGCCCGGAATATGTCGTCAGGGTGATTCGACAGCTTACGCAGCGCGCTGGCCATGTGGCAGCCATGGCCATTTGCGACGGCGTAGTCGTCGGCCTCCAGTTCCTGCCGGCGCCGGCGGCGCGCGCCAGGGTTCAGGAACAGGCATCGCAGCATCAAGTTGGTCCAGACGTGCAGGTGATGCCGGTGGCCGTTCTCGTGCGAAGTTACCGCGGCTATTTCGTCGGCCGTGAGCAGCGTCGGCAACCAGGTCGGCAGCCGCGCGCGGAATCCGTCGAAGTGCGCCTGGTGCACCGGCAGCGCCGTGGCGACCAGCGCGACCATAAGCAGGTTGAACGCGACCCAGCCGGCCCACAGCCAGCAGATGATATTAATGGCTGTTTGCATATGTTTCGGATGTAAAAAAACCGCCAGGTTGCCCGGGCGGCTTTGTGGATGCTGCACTAAAAAAATTTACTCGGCGACGCGTAGATATGTCTGGTGATTCGAGCCTGTCTTCTCGCCCAACTCAATGCCTGGAGTTAGGCCGGCAGACACTCCCGCGAAGAAATCCTTGCCAGCTGCGATGCGAGCCGATTTTGAAAAACCCTCCCAATCATCCTTTGAAAACAACTTCTTCAGAATGAAGGGCTCACTTCCAACCGCACGCCTTGACGCGATTTTTTCAGCCTTACGCGCAATGCTGTGTGCCTCAGCATCATAAGTCAGCTCGCCAGCCTTTTTCAAAAGATAGGCACCTATTCCCGGACAGCCCGCAGCTCGTGATTTCGCGAGAAGCCGCGCATAGGACTCATCAGACATTACAACACGAACATTCTTCATAATAAACTCCGAGAAGGCGTGACACGCCAATGGAGCAATACTACGGGAAAAAACTCTGAGATGCAATCGATATTGATTGCATCTGACATGCTTTAATCTCTTTACATCACCACCGTGCTCGCTGTTCATCAGGCAGCCGAAGCAGATAGCCCGCCGCGTGCGACTTTCGAGCTTGGGCGCCTGGAGCGCACCGCCCATCACGTAGCGGTCGACGGCACGCCATTACTCAGCAAAAAATGGGCGGCTTGCGCGCCATGCGCCACCAGAATGATCTTGCGCGCTGGCGCGCCACCTGGCAGTTTTACACCGGCGCCACCGAAGCCGGCAGCCTGGAGCTGCGCCAGCGCGGCGGCCAGGCCATCGACGTCAAGGTCAACGAGCGGCGCAGTAAGTAGGGATTTGGGATCGAAGGTCATGCGTCGATTCTACCCTACTGCGAGTACATCGCCTTGAGCTGCTCGAGCTTGAGCGCCCGGCCTGACACGTCGACCAGGTCGCGCGAGTTCAGTTTGCCAGCGCGGAACAGTTCCGCCCTGCCCTTGCCCAGCGTCTCGTTTTGGAACTCAGCCCCCATCAGCTTAAGGAATTCGTCGAAGGTCGTCTTGGCGCTGATCGGGCCGGCGGCCGAGGCTCGCTGTGTCGGCTCCGGTTCGTCCATGTCGATGCCCATGTCGCGCAAGCTCTTCATGATGGCGATCTCGGAGCTGCGGCAGTTCCAGTGGCGCGGCACGCCGCCGTCCCATGGTAGCGCGTTCCCGTCGATAGGATTGTATTCCCAATCCCAAGAGGCGCCGCTGTACGCGATGCACAGATGACTTGTATGACTGTCCAGCGTACTTACCTGCATAAATCCGTCGGTCACGTCGCGGTTCAGTTCGAATGTGGCGCGGCGCGCGGCAGCAGCCACGGTGGCCAAGCTGGTTTGCACGATCGCGGCGGCATTCTTCTTAGCCAGCGGCACGATGCCCGGAATTCCAGGCTGAATCACTGGCGCCGGGGCGGGCGCCTTCGCCGTCGGCGCGGCCGGCGGCAAAACAGCAGCATCTTGCCCGACGATCCGCTTGATGATCTGGGCGTTCGTCTCGCCCTGAGCGGCGCCGATGCGGATCTGGTTGGCCAGCTTGAACTGCGTGTCCTGCTGCTGGCGCAACCACCAGTTCTTGGCCGGCGAGCCTTGAATCAGGATGTCGCCGGCCAGCTTGCGCAGGTAGCCCTCGGTCGGGATGCCGACGCTCATGCGCACGGCAGCGCTGATCTCACCAGGTGCTGCGCGTTCGATCACGCCCGCGAGGGCCTGGCGCACCGCCATCGATTCAACCTCGGCGATGCCGAAGAGATCGACCTGCAGCTGCGCCCGGCCGTAGTACCTGGCAATCAGGTCGTTCGACTCGCGCAGCACGGCATTTCGACCTGCGCGGCTCAGCGCGGACAGTTCGCCGGCGTTGGCAATCGTCGATACCAGGTCCTTTTGCATCAGCACCAGCAGGGCCAGTACTCGCGCCTTAACCTCGGCCTCGACGCGCAGCATCTTGACGCCGCTTGCCATTAGCGCTTCGAGCAGCCATTCTTCAAGGGCGTTCATTACTCGGCGTCCACTGGATCAGGCTTCGGCATCGGCACTTCGAACATAGGGGGCTCCAGACTGATGCGGCTTTGCACGTCCTTCCAGACCAGGTCCGGGTTCAGGATGCCGTAGCGCTGCATTTCATTGAAAGCGTCTTCCTTCGACATCAGGCCGTTGTTCACCAGCTGGACCAGCGCGATGACAAATGGCCCTGCCGTGGCGATGATCATGTCGGATGCGAAGTCATCGAACACGTCGAGCGTGCCCTTGTACTCCATGCGCATCGGCTGGTGCATCAGGTCCAGGGCGTTATCGAGCGTGTCTTCCAGGCCCTGCGTCATGCGCTGTAGCTGGCACTTCGCGTCGCCGTTCTCGATGTTGTTCTGGGTTGCGGTACTTGCGACTTCGCTGGCCACCAGCAGCTCAGCGCCCATCGCCCGCATCTGATCTTCCAGATCCTTGATGTCGTTGCGGCCGGCCTCGATGGCAGCACCGGTGTGCTCGACGTATTCGGCTTTGGCGCCGGTCGGCAGCCGGAGGAAGGTTTTTGCACCGATCTCGATGGTATCGTCATCAGTTACGCCGCTGATGGCCAGGATCGGAACGCGCGCGACGTGCAAGATGCTGCGCTGGTCGCTGGATGACTGCCAGTGCTCGACGTTCTTGTCCGCCATGTCCAGCAGCGGCGGCACGGCCGTCATGAAGCCGGTGCGCTTAGTGTAGAACGTGACCAGGGGAATATTCTCGAATGACGTTACACCGCTGTCATGCTCGACCCATTCGTCTTTTTGCGCGTCCCTGCCCTTGCGGTAGGTCGCCCACGTTCCAGGCGTGAGCACGCGGATCTGCTCCACCATGACCGTGCCGAAATCGCCGTCCGGCTCTTCCACACACTCCATGAGGCGCAGCATGTCCAATACTTCAACGCCGTTCTCGCCCTTGGTGCTGCGCCAGCCCAGCACTTGGCGAGGCTTGATGTGCACCAGATAAGGGCGCAAGCCGGCCTGTTTCTCGTCTGCCTGAGTGACGTACTTCCGGTTGCCATCCTTATCGATGGTCGGCGGAAGGTCCACCAGGATGTGCGTCAGGCCCTTAGCCAGCGCCTCGGTGAACACACTGTGGGCGAACACCGTGAGGTTGTTGCCACACAGATCGATGTTTGGCAGCCACTCCTCCGCCACCTTGTCGATGTCAGCGTACGTGATCTGCTCGGCGAAGGGCTTAGCGGCCATGTTCTCGACCGTGCGGCCCAGCGCGTTGTACAGCGTCGAGGTCTTGAGGCGGTAGTCGTAAGATTTCTGGCTCTCGCCCGGGAACTTGGGCAGGAACTTCTCGCCAGCCGCGCGCATGGTCTTGGTGCCGCCGACCAGCGCGTCGATCTTGTCCCAATCGGCCTCCATGGCCTCGACTGCTGCGGATTTGTCGTTGACCTTGTTGGACATAGCTTCCTTGCTTTAGAACGGCAGCTCGCTCGAGGAGCCGTTGCGCTTCACAATCGGGTACCGCTTCACGATGAAGTAGCCGTTGGCGTCGTTCGGGTGGTCGTGGCCGGATTTCTTATCAGGCTGGCCATCGGCGCCCCACACCTGCTGCTCCAGCGCCTCGGTGGTGGTCGGGCACAGGTCGGTGTTGATCTTCCACTGGCGCTCGCCGGCCGCGTTCAGGATCATCGCGTTGTAGGCGTTGACCCGGTCCTTCACGGCCGGGTTGGTGTGATTCACTTCCAGCTGGAAGCCGGCCGCGCGCAGGATCGACAGGTCCGACTCGCTGGCGTTCTTGCTACTGGTGTTCTGGCCGGAGGCATCCGGGTAAATCTTGACCTGGTGGCCCTTGTCCTTGAAGTCTTCCTTCAGGATCCTGGCCATCGCCGGCGTGTCGCGCACCTTCACGCGCTCGGCCAGCGTCAGCGGCATGCCCTCGCGAACCACATTGATGCAGGCGGTCATATTCTGCACGTTGAAGTCGAGGCCCACCTGCAGCGGCTCGCCCGGCAGGATGATCGCCGTGCTGCGGTTCTTGATGCGGTCGAAGTCGGGATAGACCGAACCGCTGGTCAAGTTGGTGAACTTGCCGCGCAGGTACGCGTCGATCAGCGCCGGCGGGTAGCTGGCCAGCAGCGACGGGATGTAATCGGCCGGGAGGTTGAGCTCGTTGTCGAACGTGCTCGCCTGGATCAGGCCGTACAGCGAGGCCAGCTCAGGCTTGTCCCGCACCGCCTTCACAAACTGCGCGTAGACGAACTTGAAGCCCTCCGGCGTGGTCGTCACGTCGATGCCGTTCAACAGGCCCGGCACGTTGTAGCGCATCCGTGCGATGATCTTGCGCCAGGCCGTCTCGGCCTTTTTCATCGGCATCACGTCGAGCTCGTCGATTAGCGCGTGGCCGATCTTGAAGCCCACGATGGTTTCCGGCTTCTCCATGGAACGGCAGATGACCGTGCCGCGATACAGCCGGCCCTCGTACACCTCGACCTCGTGGTCGCCCTGCTTGACCTTGATCTTGAGGCCCATCGCATAGGCCACCTCCTCCATCGTGGGATAGAAGATGTCGCGGATCTGCGGGTAGGTCGGCGCGAAGTAGCCCTGGCTGATGCCCGGCCACTGCCAGAAGTGCATACAGATGCCCACGCAGCCCACGAAGGTCTTGCCCGAGCCGAAGCCGGCCACGTAGGCCTTGTACTTATGCGGCAGGTTGAGGAAGTTCGCCTGGGGGATGTTCAGTTCGAGAGCTGGTGTCGTCATGCCGCGCGGCGTCCTTAACGCCGATCACGATCTGCACCGGTGTCGGCTTGTCGTCTTCGGGCTTGATGTCCTTGGTGGCCTTGATCAGGTCCAGGCCGATCTCGGCGGCGCCGTTGGCGAGCCGTGTCAGCGCGCCGATGTCGCTCAAGGCAACTCGGCTCGCATCGTCCATCGGCTTGGCGTCGTCAATCTCGTTGACCTTGGCGTGGGCAATGCCCGACAGCCGATGCGCGGTCGCAGCGCCGTAGCGTGCGGCGCCGGCCAGGTGCATCGAGATTTCCTTGAGCTCGTCGGCCAAGGTGCGCGCCTGAATTTGCGCACTAATCGGAAGTGCGCGGAAGGCCGTTTCTGCTGCAACCAATTGATTTGCAACATCTTTTACTTGTTTCGTCTGCGCACCACAGCGTTTGCGGATGGCGGCTTCGGAGATATCGAATTCGCGGGCAAGGGCTCTGCCTTTCTCCCCTGCGAGGAGGCGCCGCTCGATCTCCGACCACTGCTTTTCTGTCAGGGATGATTTGCGACCCATCGTAAACCTTCTGGTAATATTTCTCTAACTCAACGAAATCACCTCAAAGATGACCCGATACGTTCAAATGCAGCAAACCGATTTCTTCGGCTTCTCCCGTGCTTTCCCGGAATCAGACGCCCAAGCAATCCTCGGCGCGAGACTGAATGTTCGCTTTGATCTCTCGAATGGCTTCGGAATCCTACGGCCTGGAGACGACGTGAGTTTGATTTTCAAAAGCGGTTCAGGCATGCGCACGTATGAATTGAATTTCGCGAAGCTGTGCGACTTGCTCAGAGAGCCGCCTATTGATGACGAGTAAGCAGCGGCGCCTACTTCACGCTGCCTGGGAGCGCCATTACTGCGCGTCCACAGCCAGCATCACCGGCGGCATGGTGGAGCCAATAACCCACAGTGCGATCGACCCGCCGGCGGCCAAGATGGCCACCTCGTTCTCGGTCGGCTTCCAGTAGCTCACCACAGCAGGTATGCCGTCGCACTCGGTGCGGGTGATGGGCAGTGCGCTACATGGTAGCTGCGCCTGGTCCCAGTCCTTCGGCGCGCCCAGCACGTCGTTGTTGGTGTGGTGCTGATGCTTGTTCATTCCAACCCCCCCTCGTCGCCGCCCGCTCCAGGCCGGGGCCGTAGTTGCCTACGGCCGGACCCACCTGGTCATGTTTCGTCGGCGATCTGCACCCGCTTTTGCAAGCCCTGCCGCTGGAGTGCGATGGCAGGTACGCGCCTTGTTATATGTGTACGGCTGGAAACGCCGCACGGATTCATTTCGTGGCACGGTTGCTACATGTTCGTCGCGTACTCGGTGATCAGGCCGTCGCCGCGTGCAGCAGCGGCTTGATCCAGCCACACACATGCGGCCAGGCCAGCACCACGGCGCCGGTGATGACGCCACCGAACGCGATGCCGAGCAGCATGAATACAATCACGATGCTGCGAAAGTTGATGTCAGGCATAACCCCCTCAAATAAAAAAGCCGCCAGCGCATTGATGCGGCAGGCGGCGAAAGGAAGTCGGACACGCGTCCTGTTGACCGCGATCAAATTGCAAAGCGCCCAAGAGCGCAATATCATCATTTCAGGGACGACAGGGAGAGAACATGCTGAAAATAAATGATCAAATACGGAAGCTGTTGAAAGCAACAGGCGGCATCCAATTCGATGCTGACGGCGAAGAAGTGCTTGCAGGACTCACGCCGGCAGAGAGCGTATTCGTACTGGAATGTAGCCAAGAGGCCCCTAGCGCCCGTGATCCTGGCGATGCATTCCTTTTAAACCAGCTGAAGCACCGACACCTAAATGCGCGACTTAGTCAGCTGGGTTACACAAGTAGTTCAATAGGGCAGCTACCTTTGCCTATGGCACCTGGGCGGCGGTGATGCTGGGGCTCATCCCGGTGGCGCCGATGGCAGTCAGGGCATGGCGGAGCGGAAAGTTTTCAAATCCTCACACGGCCTATGGCATTTGGGTGGGGGGGCAGAATCGCACAGACCATTTCACAGAACACTTTGAAAGCATCACCGTCGACATTGATGGCGTGGAGCACTCGTTCAGGCTAACCTCCAGCTTCTGGCGCCGTTGCATAGTGGTCCGTGATGCAGGCCAAACAGTCATACGCGATTGGCTTGAGCGTCACTACACGACCGACTGGCCCCATGGTCAACCACCCCGATTTGTACTGCAACCGCTCGGCGCCGGCCGTTTCAGCCTCAGTAAGCAGTAGCGCGGCTACACAGAGCATCCATCGCGAACTGAAGCACGGTCAGGTACGTCTGCGACTGAAGCCGCCATCCTCGGCTGCAGTCTGCCTGTCTTGGGCTGCTTACACAGCGGCCGCCAAATCTTAGCGCTAACGCCGAGCAGCGTGCAGGCCGCAGCTATCCGCGCAGGCGCGCCGCTATCAATGGTTGCTTCAGCTTGTGCGGCGTGATGTAGTCGACCGCATCCCAGGTTAGCCTGCCAGCGCGAGAGTTCGCGGCCGCGCCGGAAGAGCAGGACGTTGCTGCCCTGCCCCCTCGAGCTTAAAGATATTGACCAGTTGCTCGAGCTGGCGGGCCTGGTCCTGCATCGACTCGGACGCGGCCGCCGCCTCTTCGACCAGAGCGGCATTTTGCTGGGTCACGCTGTCCATCTCGCTGATGGCCTGGTTGACCTGCATGATGCCCGACTCCTGCTCGGCGCTGGCGGCGCTGATCTCAGTCATGATATCGGTCACGCGCCGCACGCTGCCCACGATCTCGTCCATGGTATCGCCGGCGGCAGCCACCAGCTCCGTGCCGGCAGCCACTTTGTCCACCGAATCGTTGATGAGGGCCTTGATTTCCTTGGCGGCGCTGGCGGACCGGTGTGCCAGGGTGCGCACCTCGGTGGCCACCACTGCGAAGCCCCTGCCCTGCTCGCCGGCACGCGCCGCTTCCACGGCAGCATTGAGCGCGAGGATATTGGTCTGGAACGCAATGCCATCGATTACGCCGATAATGTCGGCGATTTTTTTCGCCGAATCGTTAATTGCCGTCATGGTGGTGACCACCTGTCCCACCACCGCGCTGCCGCGCGTTGCCACGTCCGCTGCACTGCCGGCCATGGCCGTGGCCTGGCGGGCGTTGTCGGCGTTCTGCTTGACCGTGGACGTCAACTCTTCCATCGACGATGCGGTTTCTTCCAGCGAGCTGGCTTGCTGCTCGGTGCGCGACGACAGGTCCAGGTTGCCTGTGGCAATCTCTTGGCTGGCGGACGCGATGGTTTCGGTGCCCTTGCGGACCTCGTTGATGATGTCGTGCAGCTTCTGGATAAAGCCGTTGAGCGAGGTCGCCACCTGGCCGAACTCGGCGGACAGCGCCGGCAAGCGATAGGTCAGATCGCCCTCGCCGCTGCGCAAGTCTTCGGTGGCCAGCAGGATCGCCCGCAACGGCTGCAATACCATGCGCGCCAGCAGCGCGGCCAGGAATATCGAGAGAACGACCGCCAGCGCACCGCCGCCGATCAGCGTCATTTTGGTGACACCCTGCATGGTTTCGGCATTGCGTGAACGTTCGGCCAGCAAGGCTTGCTCGGCGCTGGCCAGGTCGGCCAGCGTGGCGCGCATCTGGTCCATTAGCGACTTGCCCTTGTTGGCCTGTTCGAACGCGATCACGTCCTCCATACCGCTGGTGCCGGCAATGCTGGCGCGGCGCAGCGCGATGGCTGCCTCGGCGGCCGTGGTACGCCATTGCTGCTCGGCTTCTTCGAGCTTCTTGAGTCGCTGCTGCTGCGTCGCGTTGTCGGCCGTCAGGGACTGGACCTTCGTCCACGCCTTTTTGAACGCCGCCTGGCCAGCCACGAAAGGCTCGAGCGAAGCCTGCGCGCCCGTCAATGCGAAGCCGCGCTCGCCCGTCTCCATATTGATCAGGCTCTCCAGCATCGCCTGGCTGGCGCCCAGCACCTCGTGCGTGTGCTCGTTCCAGTCATTGGCGTCATTCAATTTTGAAAAATTGACGTAGGCGACCGTCAGCAAGGTCACCAGTATCACCACGATCAGCGAAAAGCCCCCGTACAAACGGGTGCCGATTCCAACGTTGTTCATATCGTTTCCTGTCCGCGACTGTTGCCGTATAGGCATCACCCGCCGTATGTGTCGGCGCCGCCGATCATCGTCACGGACCCGCTGGTGGACACTGAGTTGTTAAGTATAGGTAGAGTGCGACGGCAGGTAGGAGGCCGGGGAAAACTTGCAGAATGCTCGGGTTCGGGAGCATTGGGACGGGGAGATAGTTCAGATAGCCGTGCAATCATGATACATCAAAAAATTCCAAAAAGTAACATTGGAAAAATTGATTGCGCGTACCGTGGTATTTTTACTTCTTGTCGAGGGTCCCGTTTGGCGCTGGATAGGTCAGTTGCAGTCGTCGCGGTCTGGCTGGCGCAGCGTGAGGATCAGGTGCCAGCCAAGTTGCCGACGGATCTCGTCGGGCGTCGGCGGTGGGTCGAGCTGCGCGTGCGTGCGGCGCTCGAAGTACACGCGAACGAGCTCATTCGGCGGGCGTGTGGTGTCGGGCATGGCCGCCTCGATTTTCGGACGCGGAAATAAGAAAGCCACCGCATGGGTGGCTTGAGTATTTGCTCCCGCGCTATCTGCGCGGTGAGCGTTACATACACGCGAGCGGAAGCACATCGGCTGATCAACTCGCGAATCCCTGCTATCGGTGCCGCCAGAGCGATCATTACGAGTACGGGGAGTAACAGTCAAATAATACAACACGCTCACTAAAAATGGAATTAATTTTTACATAGCCCAATGATTCACGAGTGCAACGATGGTATAATTGTTACAATTATAATTAGGCGGAGTGCAATATGGCAATTAGTTCGGAAGACAAGGCGTTCTTTATAGAATTCACCATGAGCAAAATAAGCATTCTATCAGGGGCGTTGTCTCCTCTCGCTAAAAAAGTGCTGGATTTCGAGGGGGTGGGGGAAGTGCGAGGCGCTCGGCAGATATGGGTCGCCGCGATTCAAACTATGCAAACAGCTGCTCAAAATGGTTACAGACTAACAGAATTGGTTAAGATTTTCGAAGATGTTTTAACAGCATCAGAAATGTTCATAGATGTAGTTAAGAACCAGACTCCACTCGATGCTGCCGAGGCGGAGACCGAAGTCTCCAAGGTTAGGAAGGAATTCAGTGAATTGACAACTGAGGAGCTCGTACTTCGACCGGAAACGGGAGAACCTAAGTCTGTCAGGCTCGAATATTTAAGGCGCGATGCCCAGGAATTAAGAGCCCAAGCGAAGAGAGAAATAGGAATACTGGAATCTAAGGTTGATTCATTGTCTACAGCTGTCAGCGAATCTCAATCGGCCTTTGAAGCGAAAATTCTGCCATTGCAATCACAGTATGATCAGGCGCTAAAAGACTATCAGCGTGTGAGGCCTGAGCTTCAGCAAAAGGCCGTCGAACTGGATAAGTTGCTTGGGCTAGCGGGGAAAAAAGTTTTGGCAGGAAACTATGACCAACATTCGAAACAGGAGCAGGCGTCAGCGAACTGGTTGCGTCGCGGCGCCTTGATTGTAATGTCTTGTGCGATCGTGCCTTTAGCCGTTTCCCTTATCCAGTTCTCGCACAGTAGTATTTCGATTGAAGAAACCATACTCAGATTCTCATTTTCAATACTACTATCAATTCCAGCTGCGTATATGGCGAGAGAATCAACAAAGCACAGGCAACAGCAGTATGCACTGAGGCAAACTGCTCTGGACGTCGGTGCAATAGACGCCTATATCGCCCCCTTACCTGTAGAAACACAGAATAAAATTAAGGAGGAGATTGCTTCAAAATTGTTCGCGCCTAAATCATTCGACCATGTATCGAAAGAAAGTTATCCGATCAATATTCAAGAACTTGTTACAAAACTTGTGGGTATCGCGGCAGAGAGGCGTGACCGCGACACGTCCGCAAAGGAAACTAAAGACAAGAGCGAAGCATAGCAGCAGCGCGGCCATTATGTGCCTGGAGCAGACTCTCCAGTTCACTGACCATATCCAGCGCCTTCTCGCGCTCGAAGCCACCACCGCCGATCTCGCCCCGGCCGGTACCCCTGCACGGCTGGCAGATCATCCGGGTGGCAGTGCCGGTACCGTGGCAGGTGCCGCACTTCCCGTCGAGCCAATAGGCAAGCGAGCGCTCAGCAACGCGGCGGTAAAGGGTCAGGGCTGCGCGCACGTCCCACTCGGTACCCTCCTTCACCCACTTGCGTTCACGTCCTTTTTCGGTGACGCGGTTGGTCCAGATGCGCAGCAGCTGGGCCAGGTTCTGCGTGCCGGACTCGAAGGTTTTGCTGATCGAGCCGTCGGCGTACTTCACGCGGGTGAGCAGCGCGCCGAAGCCGGCGCCGGTCAGGTCGGCCAGCGCCGCAGCGGCCAGCGGTTCGGCCGCGTGATGCTGCGCGTCGTCCTGCAACGTGCTCGCGCCCAAACTCATTACGAACCGATCTGCATAACCCATGTTGTGTTCTCCCGTGGCAACGGCGGAACGTTAACACACGGAAAAATCGAAAACAATTGGCAGAGTGGCAAAGTGTTGCAATTCCTGACGACCCGTTTCCTGATGACCGTATTTCAGCCGTATAGCTCACGCATCGCCTTGGCATGCGCTGCCGCCAGCACGCCCACCTCGAGCACTGGCAAGGCGCGGACGTAGTGGCTAATGGCCAGGCGGATTGCCGCATACTCGCCCGTCGTAAAGTCGAGCAGCGCGGTCGGGCGGGCGCAGGCCTTGACCTGTGCACGCCAGGCCTTGACCGACACGTCGTACAGCTTGCGATTGCCCATCTGCGACCACACAGCCGCTGCGGTCAGCAGGTGCTCGGTCAGCACGTTGGTTAGGTGCACCGGTGCCAGACCGCGCTTGGCCGCGTCGAGCGCGATCAGCACCACCAGCGCGGTGGCGTCGGCATCCTCCTGGCCCACCAACTGCTTCGCGGCCAGCACGTCGAGCGGGTTTGCCAGGAATGCCTGCCGCGCGCCCATCAGGCCGCCCTCCGGGACCGATACGATTCCCAGTCGCACACCACCAGCTGCCCGCCGCCTTCGCGCAGCCGATCAAAGGCCCGCGCGCCCAGGTATTCCTCGAGCAGCTTGATCGCCAGGTTGCTGATCACGATCGTGGGCCGGCCCGCCTCGTAGCGGCCGTTGATGATCTCGAACAGCACCAGCTTCTCGGTATCGCTGCCGTGCTGCACACCTACCTCGTCGAGGATCAGCAGGTCCGGCTCCACCAGGTCGGCGATCGCCTGCGCTTCGGTCTTCGGGTTGCCCTTGGCGTAGGTCTCCTTCACGGACCTGACCGCGCGCATCACCGACGTGAAGACGGCTTGACCGCCCTGCTCCAGCACCACGTGCGCGACGCCGACGGCCAGGTGGGTCTTCCCGGTACCGACGTCACCGCAAAGAATCAGGCAGGCGCCGGCCTTGCGTACCGCGGCGAAATTGTCCGCGTACCGCGTGACCATGCGCAGCGCCCTCTCGGCTTCGTCGCAGGTCGGTACGTAGGTGCCGAGGCGGCGGTCGGAGAAGCGCTCAGGGATCGCGGCACGCCCCAGACGTGCCTCCCATGCCCGGGTGCGCAGTTCGGCCTGCCAGGAGGCCTGTGCGGCTGCCGTAGCCGCCGCCTCGGCCGCGTGCTCGCACTTCACGCAGGCAGACCAGCCGCCCGGCAGCAGCAGCGAGGTGTACTCGCCGTGCTGTGCGCAGGTTTCGAGGACCGCGCTCATGAAGCGCGGGCGGCGCTCAGAACTTGCCATCAGCGCCAACCCCTGCCCGGTAATCCTGCGCGGCGAAGTTTCCATGTTTCGTGCCTTTCTGCGGCATCGCCGCTCCAACAGCCCATTCGGCTTTGTAGTGATCGCCAGGCCCGAAGAAGGTGGCCGGCTGCTTTGTGAACTGCGGTTCGGTGCGGCTGTACAGCACGTAGTTCGCATAGCGCTGAACCCCGGCCAGCAACGCGCCAGAGGTGACGCCCTCCTTGAGCCGGGCAGCCCACGCCTTGTACGCATCCTTCTTGCTGGCGCCAGGACGGGGCGGATAGGCAAGCCACGCTTCCTCGAACTCAGGCGAGTAGTCCGACGGCGGCGAAGCCGAAGTAATGTTCTTTATTGGTTTATGGTTTATGGTTTCTGGTTTATGGTTAGTTGGAGTGCCGTTCAACGTTTGTTCAACGCTCGTTCCAACGCCCGTTGAACGGCTGTTCAGCATTTGCTGCCTTTTCGTTTCTCTTTTGGCAGCAGAGGCCCGGCCAGCGGCCGATTTCTGACTGGTGTTGCTGCGATAGTCCTCGATCACCTCTTCGCAGCGAAAATGTACCCAGCCGCGTTCGGTTTTCGTGAAGAACTCGTTCAACACCTGTTCAACGGCCGTTCGCTCCTCGTTGGTACGGGCGATGATACGGCGGCACAACGAATCGACATCGGGCGTCAACGGCTGCTCGGTGTCATAGTAGATGTCCATCATGTCGCGGTAGACACTGCGCTCGAGCCTGGTCAGGTGACGGGTAGCGCGGTCGAAGTCTCCGATATGGTGCGGGTAGTGGTTCACGGCCTGACCTCCGCCACGCCGATCGTGTAAGCGCTGCGCCCCGTCAGCGCATCGCGCACGGTGGATTCGGCCACGCCGAAGCGGCGCGCCAGTTCGCGATATCCGGCGCCGCGCACGCCCGGCTTGTGGGCCTCGCGGATCGCGCGGACCTGGTCATCGGTCAGTGCTCGACGGCGCGTCATAATCCATTCTCCCCGTCCATGGCTTCCATATCAAACAGCGTGGGTACGCTGACCTGCTTCTCCATCGAATAGCAGTAGTGCACTTGGTCCACAAAATAGGCGCCGTTGAGCTCGGACCCGGCGCCGACGCGGCCCAATTTGACCGAGCGCACCGGCGTAGTGCCCAGGCCGCTGAATGGGTCGTAGACTTTCTCGCCGGGGTTCGTGTAGCGCAAGATGATGCGGTCGACGATATCGATCTGGAACGGACAAACGTGCTTCTCCACGGCGCGCGCAGACTGCTCGCCGTTCAGAGTGCGCATGCGCACGATGTCGTGCCAGACCATCGGATCGTTGCTGCCTGGCGCCAGGCTCATGAATGTGGCGGGCAGCGTCTTGTTCGCCAGCATGGCCTCGCCCACGGCCACGTGGTATTCGTAGTTGTAGACGTTGTCGAGGGACATTTCCGTGAAGACCTTGGCCAGCTTGCCAGGGCCGAAGCTGGCCAGCTCCGCCGCGCTGAGCAGTCGGTCGCCACTCGAGCGCCAGAATGCATGCGCGTCCACCTGCCAGCGCGCGACGCTGTAGCCGGTACCAGGCACAGGGGGCAGCTTTCGGTCGAAGGGCACGGTGACACCCTTCTCGTCCAGGCACAGCGGCTTGGCCTTGGTCACCGGCACGTCCGCATAGCCGCGAGAGCGGTCAGTCTGCGGCTTATGGAACAGCAGGACGTATTCAGGCATGCCAACGCCCATCTTGCTGCCGTCCTTGCATACTTCGGAATAGCCCAGGCGGTAGGTCTGATTGTTCTCGCGCACCACGTCGGTGACGACCGTGATCATGCCCATGTAGTCGAAGCCATGCTTGGTGGCGTGGAAAATGGCCTCGGCGTGGAACGGGCTTACGGTGGGCACGCCGGCGCCGGTCACGTTCCCGAACAGGATCCGGTCCTTCACGTGGCAGGCGTACATGCGGCCCGGCTGCAGGATGCGCAACAGCTGCGGCGTGAGGAAGTCCATCTGGCGCCAGAACTGGTCATTGTCCTGGGTGTGGCCGAAGTCGTTGTAACTCGGGCTGTATTCGTACTGATTTCCGAACGGGATCGACGTCAGCACCAGGCCCACCGAGTTGTCGGGCTGTTCGAGCGCTTCGAGCACGCAGTCGTTGTGCGCCACCTCGAAACGATCGCCGGCGACGACCTGGCGCTGCACGCCGATGGTGCGCGCCAGCGAGTCCTGCATCGAGAGCTGGTCCAGGCCATAGGTGCGAATGATCTCGCCCATCTTGGCCTGCATCTCTTCGTGCTGGCGCCACTTCGTCTGCAGGTCGGCCAGCACCTTGCGCTCGACCTCGGTGTGCACGATGTCGATGATGACCGGGTGCGTCTGCTGGAAGCGCTGGACGCGGTGAATGGCCTGGATGAAATCATTAAACTTGAAGCCGATGCCCGCGAAAATCTCGCGGTGGCAATGCTGCTGGAAGTTGCAGCCGCTGCCGGCGATGATCGGCTTGGTGGACAGGATCTGCACCTTGCCGTCGCTGAAGTCGGCGATGCGCTGCTCGCGCTCGTCGATCTGCTGCGTGCCCCACACGCTTATGGCGGCCGGGATCGCCGCCTGGATGGCGTGGCGCTCGTCCTCCAGGTCGTGCCACACGAGGAAGTGATCAGCGGGATCCGCCGCGATGATTTCGGCCACCTTCGCCACGCGCGCGGCCATGCTGTCGCGCTTCTCGCCGGCAGCGGCCGACAGGCCCATGGCCACGTTGGGGATCAGCAGGCCCTGGCCGTTCTTCTCGGCGCCGGCCGTGTCGTAGTTGCTCGGCACTTCGTGGTAGCGGACTTCGATCGGCGGCAGGTCGTAGCCCTCGTCCGAATGACCCAGGTCGCTGGGCTTCTGGATGAACACGGCCCAGCTGGCCACCCATAACCAAAACTCATGCTCTTTATGGGGATAGAGCGTCAGGTTGCCGGCCTTCTCGCTGTCGCGCTGGAAGAAGCGCGTGAGGGCCTGGCCCGTGTCCATGACGCCCAGGTAGCCGGCGTAATGGATTAGTTCCTTGAACCGGTTCGGGCTCGGCGTCGCGGTGTAGACGAATTTGAATTCGACGGGGGCGAACATCGGCAGGAACTCCTGGTAGGTCTTGCTGCCATAGCTGCGCAGCACGCTGGCCTCATCCAGGCCCGAGGCCTGCCACTTCGTAACGTCCACCTTGACCTCGCGCACCGACTCGTAGTTCGTCATGTAGATCGTGGCTGGGTCGTCGATCTCGGCGTCCGAGCGGATGAATCGTAGGTCGATGGCCTGGTCGCCGGTGAAGTGCTTCGCCACCTCGCGCGAGAACTCCTGGCGCACGCCCAGCGGCGCGACGATGCCACGGATCCCGCCAGGCCGGTGAATGCCGATCTGGCGCATGACCTCGAGGTTGGTGCTGGTCTTGTGCAAGCCGAACGATGCGAACACGGCGCGCTGGCCGCCGGCGAGTGCCCAGCGGACGATCTGGCGGGTGTGCGGTTTGAGGCCTGGATGGATCTGGTCCAGCGGCACGTCGAAGCCCTTCGACGGGGCCAGGCGAATTTTATCGCGCAGGAACTGGCTATATTCGGCCTGAATCAGGTGCTTTTGTTCTTCGCTGTTGAATGCGCTCATGTCATTTCCGTTTTGGTTGGTCAAGCAACGGCCGTCAGGCTGCTGCCTTCAGTTCTTTTAAAAGTTTTTTGTAGTGCGCGGTCTTGGCGATCAGGTCGTCCACTGTGTAGTGTTTCGATTCCTGGTCGGCTTCCAGCGCCTCCACGGCGGCCAGGCCGATGCGCGCGACGACGCCGGCGCGAAACGATGCCGCCGTGGTGCCTCCCGGCCGGTTGCAGCCCTTGAGCTGCTTGAACACGTTCCGTTCGTCGAAGCGAAGATGCGGGTGGCTGCCGCGCGACAGGTAGTGGCCAGCGTCATAGGCGCCGCCGGTCAGGGCGTCGCCGCTGGCGTGCTTTCCGCAGTCGATGCACGGCTCGAAGCGGTCGCGGAACCGCACCCAGGCGTTGAACGCCTTCTGGCAGTCGGCCACGTAGTCAGCCTTGCGCTTGAACTTGGCCAACTTTTCCTGGTGGTCCTTGCGCTCGGCCTTGGCCGTGGCCAGGCGCTGCTTGTCGAGCTTCGCCAGCGCCACCACCGTGCCGCACTCGGGCGAGCACCAGGTGACGAACGGCTGCGGCCGGACGAACTCGGCGCGGCAGGTGCGGACCGCGCACTTGTGCTTCTTCTCGCGCGCGGCCTTGGTGATGGTCTTCGTCACCTCGCGGGTCTCGATGCGCTCGCCGCGCGCGAAGGCCTGGCGCTTCATTGGCGCGGTGTCGGGCTTCATGGGTGAACGCCTCATGACGTGCACTCGCATGGCAGAAGGTCGGGCGTCGAAGCAATCTTGATGAACTTGCGCGCCTGGGCCCAGAACCGCTGATGCGGGATGTGCTCGGTTGCCGGCACGCCGGCGCACTTCATGATGGCGAACTTGGCTTCCATATCTTCAAGGTAGACGGGTCCGGTATCGTCGTGGTGGATTGCGTAGCCGATCTCTTCCTCGGCCCACTTTCCCTTGAGCCAGATGTCCGGCCGCGTGCAATAGACGATGTACCAGTGCTGCCAGCCCGCTTTCAGGCAGCCGATGCAGTTGGCGTGCTTGAACTGGGAGTAGCCTTGCGGCGGCGCGATGCCGATTTCGTTGGTCGAGAAGATGGTGCGAGCTCCGACCGCCAGCGGGTACGCGGTCATGTAGCCTTGCTCTCCCATGATCCCGGAGCGCCGTTGAATCCGGTCCGTCTCATTGAGGTCGAAGCCGTAATACACGACAACATCTTTCTGCGGGTAAGTCTTCCGCAGCCAGGCCATAAAAGGCTCGGTCTTCAGCCGCGAGGTGCAGATTTCCGATCCAGAGCCAACCTTGAAGGCCTGCTCCTTCACCGATACGTCGAACTGATCCATGCTCGCGTTTTTGTAATTCACGAACGTGATCGGAAGTGCCAAGTACTCAGCAACCTGACGCTTGAACCGTTTCACGTCCGCATCCTCGACGGAAAAATGGATGTCGTGGTTCACCAGCAAGACGTCCGCCGGATCAAATTTGCGCACGACCTCGATCGCCACCAGTGCCGAGCTATGGCCGCCGGAATAGCATACGATGTGTTTGGTCACGACGCAGCCCTCCCCGCGCACGCCTCATTCGCACCGAGCATCACTCTGTCCACGGCGTGGCCATGAGGCTTGTCCAGTCCGGCGGCGAGCGTAAAAGCAGATCGACGGAACGTGTTAAGATTTCTTTTTGGCAATTTGGAACGGCGATGCACTGGACACACAAATGGGGGCTGATGGTGGGCGGCCTGATGTTCTACATCCTGGTCAACCAGTTTGGCCCCATGCTGTTTGCTCTTCATGGTGCGGAGGACACCGCCTTGCTGTCCGCAATCGGAACGTGGGTCGGTTCGATCGGATCCGTCGGAGCCTTGATCGGCGCAATTTGGATAGCATCGTGGCAAACACGGATTCAGCAGCGCGAAAAATTTGCCCTGGCCGTTATACAAGCAGCTCATTGCCAACACCGCATACAAGCTATGCTGAAAGGGCTTGAGGAAATTGTGCGGCTGCTCGGACCAAGTGCTGGCACTTCGATACCGATAAATAACAGAATGCTCGCGCTTGAGACGATTGCCGCCTTTGATGGAATTGCGAACGAAGAACTGGCAGCACTCACCCCGCTTGGCAATAATTGCGCATTGAAGATCGCCGCGGTCCAGAGTGCAATCGGAAATCTCAAACGACATATTCTCTTGATTAGCACCGTGCAGCCTCCATCGAACCAGTATTTGCGCCTCGTTGCTCTCGACGTCGATGGAGCCTATTTCGCGGCTCAAATAGCCCAGACGCAAGTTGATCGCATCTGGGAGGTTATGGACGTGATCCGGCGTTCGACCACGGACAGTCAACTCTAACGCCCGATTCATGGACGAAGCTCCGGAAAGGCGGCGAAGAACGCTGGGTGATCATCACCATGCACGCGGTAGCCATCACCGAACACGAAGCGCGCTGGCCAGCGGCCGCCGGCGAACATGAAGTCCGCGAAGGCGCGGTACCCGCCACCCGGCTCGCCGGCTTCCAGGCGTGAGCCGTAGACATAGGCGTCTGTGACCACGGCGCCCGGCAGGCTGAGCTCCACTAATTCCTGCAGCGCCACCCGGGCGGTCGCCGTGGCGCGCTGGCGGGCAAAGTCGCGCGCCATGCAGGCCTCGCAGCAGTACGGCGCGCCGGCGGCGCTGAAACAGCGGTCTTCCTCATCGCTGTAGACCCAGGTCGAGCAAGCGTTGCGTGTGCATTCGTAGCGCCAACCGTGGTCGATCAGCACGGCGGCCGGCACGGGACCGGGCGCATAAGCATCGAAGTGCGGCGCGCGGCGGCACGAATCGACTTCGGTCCAATCGCGGTCGAGCTCGTTGGCCCCCTGGCGACGCGCGGTGGCGCTGTTCGTGGCGAAAATGACGGTGGTGCCATCGTCGCCATCGTGGACGGTGTAGGCCTTGAGCCGCGTCATGGTCGTGCTCCCTGCGTCCGAGTCATGGCCGCATAATTCAGGCCGGCCAACTTGCAACCGTCCTGGGTGGCGTGGAAGTAGCGCAGGTCCAGCAGCGCGGCGCCAGCGCGCACGAAGCCGGCGGCGACCAGGCGGTCGAGCGCAGCCAGGTCGCGGCGGTTGGCCAGGTACTGGTTGCGGAAGCCCCAGCGGGACTGCGGATGGTGCGACGTGGCGCCCAGCATGTGGTGCAGCACGTCGAGGTCGTCGTCTTGAAGCGTCGCGACGCGCGCGGCGAACAGGCAGGCGACGCATTTGCCGTGCTGCGCGAGTTGCTTGGCCGGTGCGGCCTTGCCGCAAGCGCAGAGCTGGGCCTTGAGTACCGGCGCCGGCTTTTCGTTGGCGATGGCGCGGTGGCGGCGCTCTTCGCGGGAGAGATCGTAGATCATGATATTATTTACCTTTGGCAACTTAATATTTCAGGAATTAGATGAGCACCAATGAATGGAAAATAAAGATGCAAGGTTTTGCATCGAAAGTTGATGGCGCTTGTCGAGCTTATGTCGGACTGCTTATCACTAGCCCCGACGGCGAAGTAACAAGGGAATGGGTCTCCCTCCATGATCTCGGTTCCTTCGATACGCTGGATAAAGCCCTTGAAGCCACTGAACAAATACAATGCGGCATTTCCAACACCGGTGAATGGACACTGCTGGACCTGACTTAACTTCATACGCGCTGCGCAATCTCGCGGCCGCGCACCTCTGCGGCCATCGCTGCATCGCCAGTGGCCAGCAACCCGCTATCAACGACGCGCTGCAGCCCTTCACTCAGGCCATACCTGCCCAGTTCACGCAGTCGCACGTTGATGGCCAGCTTCCGGTGGATCGGGTAGTTCTCAAGCCAACAGCCATACTCGGGCGATGCGTAAATGCGCACGCTGGCCAGGTCGCCGTCGATTGACTCAACTACGCCCGGCAGCATCTGCGTGTATTTCTGGCTGCTGTCCTGCACCTCGCACCACAGCGGCAGACTGGTGACCATGCCGACCGACCAGTAGGCGCGCGCTTCGGCATCATCTTCCGCATCCTTTGCTTGCCAATAGGCAGCCATGCGCAGGCGCTCGGCCTCCTGCTCGGCAAGTTCCAGCTTCGGCGCACGGCGCTTTCCCTTGGCACCCGGCTGCGGCGCGACAGCGACAGTTGCGTCGAAGTCGAAGCTGAGTTGGGCGGTGGTCACAGCGTCGATCCTTGCGACGCGGCGATAGCGATCGCTACAGGCTGAACCCAGATCGACATCGCGCTGAGCATGAAGGTCTCGCCGGCGCTGGCTAGCAGCAGCGTCGTGCCCATCACTTCGCCGATCGCTTCGGCCGCGTCCGGTGGCACAGCATTGCCAATGCGCTCGCGGTGCGCGCTATCGTTGCTGCCGTCCAAACACAGCACCATGCCCGTGGCCGCTTTGTAGGCGTCGATCTCGCGCTGGGTCTGCGGGTCCATCGACCAGTGCTCGTTTGGGTTGATCAGCGATTGCAAAGCGGCCAGCTCGAGCGTGGTGAATGGCCGGTGCCATGTCCCGTCGAGTGCGCGAATCATGGCCACGGTTTTCTGGTTCAGCGCGGGCAGCGCCGGCACCTGGTCGATGCGCGGATCGGCGACTGACCAACGGCCGTTGTCGTAGCCGGCGGACGCGCTGACGGCGCCGCTCTGTCCGTCCCAGTCCAGCACGCCGTAGTGACCGCCTGTCAGGTACGCATCGCCTTTCTGGCGGTGGATGGTGCGCGGATCGGCCACGCAGAACGCACCCTGCCCCGTCGTGCTGCCTGCGATGACCGTGCCGGCCGGTGATTCGAACGGCGTGACCAAGTATTTGCCCGCGCCTTCGAAGCCGGTGCTCGAACGTGGATCGGCCACCGCGTAGGCGCCCTGGTCGTCGCCGCCGATCACAGTGCCGGTGCGCTTATCCCATGGTGTGACGGCGTACTTGCTAAACAGCGGACCACCAGGTGGGCGGGGGTCGGCAACCGAGAAGCCGCCCTGGATGGGTGAACGCTGGCCAGTAATGGTGCCTGTCGGCTTATCCCATGCGCGCACACCCAACTGGCCATAATCGCCGTTGTTCGAATAGCGCGGGTCGGCAACGCATTGGCCGGTGCTGTGGGCGCTCGATACGACTTTGGCGGGTTCATCCCACGGGCCTATGCGGCACTCGTTGCTGTGCTTGTCCGGGCCGAAGTGACGCGGATCAGCGATCGAGAATGCGCCATTCGTTGGCGTCGAGCGCCCGGCCACGGTGCCGCTGGTGCCATCCCATTCCTGCACGCCCATGTAGCCGCTGCGGTATTCAGGGACGATCAGGTAGTCGCTCAGGTGGCCATTTTCGACGGCCAGCTTGTTCAGGCTGCGCCAGTCGCTGCCGGCTTCAACGAAAGCCAGGCGCACCCACGTTTTCCACTGGAGGCGCGGGATGCGGTGCATGGGGCCGCCAGCGGCGTCGCCAGGGAACGGCATGCGGCCCAAAACATCGCCCACGGCGCGCAGGCGCTTCTTCTCTGGCTCGTAGAGGAACGGCGGCACCTTCTCCATGTGGCGTGCGACCAGGAGGAAGCGCTTGCGGCTCTGGGCCAGGCCGCCCAGCTCGCCGCAGTCGTGCGTCGTCTCGGCCACGGCGTAGCCGAACTGCTGCAGCAGCTGGTTGATCTGGTCCAGCAGGTGCCGGCCGCGCGTGGCCAGGCGCGGCACGTTCTCGAAAACGATCAGGTCCACTGGATCGTCAGCCCAGGCCTCGGCCATCAGCCAGATACAGCGCAACGTCAACTCGTTCAACGCCTGGTACTTCGCGGTCTTGCTCAGCGATTCGCTGAGCAGCCCACTTGCGCCCTTGCAAGGCGAGCTGATGAACACGATGTTCGGCGACTCGTTCCCGGCAGCGCGGCGAATGTCGGCGGCCGTGGCCTCGCGCCAACCAGCTGGTGGCTCTTTCCCGTGGAAGGCGGTGTACTGCGCACGCGTGAAGAGATCCATGACCGTACCCGGGCGGCCAGGTCCAGCGCGATCAAAATCGCGGATCGCGGCGGGGTCGTTATCGATTCCGCCGATGCAGCGGAGCGTCGCGGCCATGTTCCCGACCTGCGGCCGAGCCTTGTTGAAGCCCTTCTTGCCGCCGCCCAGGCCGCAGCAGAAGTGGAAGTGGCGGAACTCTTTCGTGTGGGTGATCAAGTCGCGCTTCATTGACGTGCTCCAGCAGCGCGGCGCGCGACCGTGACGGTAGAAACGTGAGGCTCGCGGCGGTAGGCAGGGCCGGCCACCTGGCCCACGTACGGCGCCGCCGGCGCCAGGGCATTGCGCGCCGGCGTGGTGATGTCGTACACCAGTCCGACGAGGTAGGCGTGACCGCCTTCAACGAGGCGGTTGAACAGCTCGCGCTGGATGAACTCGGCGCGGTTCGACTCGATGTCAATGTTCAGGCGCTCGCAGATTTGGTAGAAGGTGCCGGGGCCATCGAGCAGGCCCACCAGCAGCTTGCGCGCGCCGCTGCTCGGTTCAGGGAGTTTTCTCATGGCTGACCGCCTTCCACCTTCATGAGCTGGTCGGCGCAGTCGCGCAGCTTCTGCTCGTTATGGCGATGCTTCTTGACCGCGATGCCCTTCTCGGCCGGCGCGGCGCCGATCTTGGCCTTGTCCGTGGTGCGCCAATCTTTGACGGCTGCCAAGGTCTTGCTCTCGGTGTAGTTGATCGAGGTCGTCATGGCTCGGACCTCCGGGTGTATCGTGGTATCATGGGACCCTCTGTAGTTGATTTACCAAGCCGGCCTGCACGCCGGCTTTTCTATTTCCGCGATCAGTCGTACTGCCCTGACCTTTCGCGGATTTCCTGCACGTTCATGCCGAAATACTCATGAATATGCAAAATCTGCTTTGCCGTGAGGCGCTGGCCAGACCGCAACAGGCGGCTGATCGTGGCGCTTGTCTCGCCCATTTCTCGGGCCAGCGCGGCGTAATTCTTTAAACGGTGTTCGGTGATCAGGTAATCCAGCAATTCGCGCACGCTGGGCGGCACGGGGCCAGGCGTCATGGCGGTGCTCCGGCGATCGGTGCGGCGGCGAGTTTCTTGCGCTCCCACGCGGCAATCTCGCGATCGGTCATGAACATGTAGCTGTCACAGCCGCATGTGGGGCAAACCTTCTCGGTAACTCCGGCGCCGAATTTCTTGCTTGGCTGCTCATGGAGGTCGGTTTCCTTACCGCGCCATTTGCATTTCGTGCGGCCGCAGCGGATCGGGGCCGCGCCCCAGGCTGGGCGGGCGTTCACAATTCTTTGCCTGGTGGGTGCGGGTCGGTCGGCTCCATGCGGTAGTCCGAATTCGCGTCGCAAAACTCTTGCGCCGATTTTCCGTTGGATACCGGGATCAATCCTGGCCCGATGAGGCCGTTTTGAATCCATTCCATCGCCTTCTCGGCGCCGTCGCCCTGCTGCCATTCGATCCAAGCAGACTGGTTGCCAACCATAATGTTGTGGATGGTCTGGCTCAGGATCCAGTTAGAGCGGCGGCGCTTGGCGATCTCCGCTTCGAGTTCTGCGATGCGCGCCGTGTCGGCCGGCACCGCCAGGTACACCGCCAGCGCATCCGGGCTTTGCTTCGTGGCCCATAGCGTGGTGCGGCACTGGCCGATGCACGGAACCTCGCGCGGCTCGATGTAGCCGGCCACCTGGGGCGCGGTAGCGCGCGATTCGATGCGCTCGATCATGGCCAGCACGAACATGCAGCCAACGTCCATGCTCATGTTGGCGCCGCCGGCGGCCAGCGCCAGGGCCTCGGCTTTCAGTTCCTGCAGTTCCGGGCCATCCATGTATGCCGCCCAGTCCACGAGTGCATCGCTTTGACGTGCAGCCGACTGCTGCGACGGCGTGGTCATCGCCAGGTGCAGCGCCCCGGCGGCGGCCGGCGACAGCGTGACCGAGCGATCCATGACCTTGGCAGTGGCCAGGTGGTCGCGCAGCTCGCACAAGCCGGTGTCGGTGACGGCCGGCGCGTGCAGCAGGCCGGCGTCCAGCCCCATGTTCCAGGCGCCGCGCGCATGCTCGTTCAGTGCCTCGCGGATCTCGCTCGGCACCAGGCCGCCCAGATCGTCGCGGAAGCACCAGTCCGGCAGCGCCGGCATTGGGCAAGCGGTAGGCGCGCTATTCTTTTCGTTACGCATTCGTATCTCCGTCAGTGATGGGAAAGCTGGTGCTCGACCTGGTGCTTCGCAAATTCGCCCGCCACCCAGTTCACGCCTTTCGGGGTGAAGCGCGCGCTGTTGAATGCATGGTTGTTCGCCTGGGCGTGGCCGGCCTTGACCACGAACCGGCCGGCGTCGAGGTGCGCGGCCATTGGCGCCAGCGCGCCGCCGAGGCGGTACATGATTTTTTTCTCGATGAGGAAGTCACGAAAGACGTGCTCCTTCACCTTCAGGACCTTGGCCACCTGGCGGAAGCCCAGCGCGCCGGTAGCGTCGCAGTAGCGATCGACGAACTCAACGGCCGGCTTCGCCGCCTCCAGCGCGACTGCCTGCTGCTCAATCACCTCGGCCTGCTCGGCGGCCAGGCGCAGCGCTTGCGCGAAGGTTTGCGGCACTCCGGGCAACTGCGGCTTAACGTTGGCCTGCTCCAGTTCGCACATGCGGTCGAACACTTTCGCCTGGAGCGTGTAGCTGTAACTCATGGCGACGAGACAAGCCTCGCGCTTCGGCAGCAAATAGATGTCGCGCTTATTGTTGTTACCGTAGACGTGCGTTCCTAAAAATTTAGGAGCGTCGGCGCCCAGCACTTTGGGAATTTTCGCCATCAGGTTGTCGTGCCGCAGTTCGATGAAAGGCTCGACGGGAGTGGCGTGCGCCCGGCGATCTTCGTTGATGAACTCGACCAGCTCAAGACTGGTCATGGTCACTACTTCGGCGATGATTGAATCCACGAAAACTCCTTGCGGTGGTTGGCTGCTGGTCGGCGGGCCGGTTGTTGATTCAGGAACGCATCGGGCGCAGCGCACCGCGCGAAACGCGGCGCACGCCCTGGGCCTGGCCTGGGAAGGAGAAGGCCCGGCGCAGACCTGCACCAGCCCCTTCTTGGCGGCTGGGGAAGCGGGTAACCTGCTGGTGTGCCGTCGCGATGCGCATGCCAGCCTGGCGGAGGAAGCCGCTGATGCTGATATCTGCTGCAGCGCAGTGGCTCTGCAAAGTGGCCTGCTCCTCGTCGCCGAGGTAGACCTTGACGACGTTCAAGCGGGGATCCGGCTTGCGTTGGGTGGTGCTCATGTGTTGCTCCTATAGTGATGCGGACTTCAGGATTTAAACCGGCAGGTCTAGGGCCGGCGACGTTACAAATTCGGGGTGGTGATCGCCGTCAGCCAGGCAGGCCGGACGCGGCAGCGCCGGTGGCGGGACGAACGACCGAGCAGAGATCGGCGCATGCGGTGCTGCGCGCGGCGACCGTGATGTCGCCCTGCTTCGCCAGCACTTCGAGCAGCGTGTTCTGCTTGCGCAGCTCGGCCAGCATCAGCGTGATCGACCCGTAGATATGGGCCTGCAACACCAATTCCGGCCAGATCGACGCCCATTTTTCCGGGAACAGTTCTTGGCGCGTTACAGCCCCGCCGGTCGCACGCTCGATCGCGGCGCCATGCTCGACAGGAATTGGATTTACCCCGGAGGCGTAGCGGCTGACGTTTGCCTGCGGTATATCCAACGCCTCAGAAAGGCGCAACTGGTTACCGCGTGCGAGTGCAAAGTATTCAGCGAGGTTCATGCGGCCTCTCCCGCTTGATTGAGCTGGGTCACGGCGGCGGGTGCGGGGTTGCCGTAAATGTCATCGAACGACAGGGTGTGGCCGCGCTTCGCTGCAAATGCAATCAGCCGCTGCGCAACCTTCGGCGGAACACTCTGCCCGCGCTCGTAGTGGGAGACATTCCCTTGGCTGACCTGCAGAGCGTCTGCGAGGGCCTTTTGAGTGAGTGCGAGCTTGGCTCGGATGTCTGAAATTCGGTTCATGAGGCAAATATTAGTCCGACTGCTAGATATTGTCAACAGTCGGACTAATTGAAATTTATTAGGCTTACTTATATTCTGTTCATATGCCCGCACAACCACTATCACAAGACCAACTTTCCGAAGCCGCCAAGCTCAAGGACCTATTCAAGTCCTGGCAGGCGAGTCGCAAAGAATCCGGTCTTCCTTCGTCCCAAGAGGCTGCGGCAGATATGCTCGGCTTCGGCCAAAGTGCCCTTGCCCAATATTTGAACGGAAAGATTCCCTTAAACATCGACGCTGGAGCCAAGTTCGCCGCCCTCCTTGGTGTGGGCCTATCAGACTTCAGCCCGTCACTGGCAGACCAGGCAACCAGGGTTGCTGGTTCCGTTACCGGGTTACGTGTGACGGATGATGACGATCACGCTCCGCCCACCATCGCAATTCCAATGGTCTCGGTCCACGTGCAAGCGGGGATAGACGGATTCGTCATTGAGCCTATCCTTGATGAGGATGGAAGGCACTATGTGCCTCGGCAATTCATTGAGGAAAATGACCTGCACCCCGACTCACTCGTCGCTGTAAAGGTGCGGGGCGACAGTATGCAGCCGATGATATTTGACGGAGATATTGCAGTCGTCAATACCATTGACCGAACTCGCAAAAACGGTGGAGTCTTCGCCATGAACTACAACGGCCAGGCTGTAGTTAAGCGCTTGACTTACGATCGCCGAGAATGGTTTTTGGCCTCGGACAATCCCGACTTCGAGCCAGTCCCATGCCGTGGCGCTGACTGCATTGTCATTGGACGAGTTGTTCACTTCACGCCAAAGAACTTCCGCGACCGATTATGAAAAAAATTATTGTCAGCGGAATTGCGCTCTTGCTTCCGTTTTGGGCTAATGCTGGCGAATGCGACAAGACGGCGGCGCTTGAGGCGCAATCGATGCTGCGCGAATTCGCAAAAAGCCATATCGAAGGCGATCACCTCGCCGTGTACTGGGTCTACAAGATCGAGCGCGAATCAGATGCAAAGCGCTTGAAAATGGTTCGCGCCTTCTCTGATATGGACGCCTGTCTGTCCGGCGGCGCGCGTGAGATCATGTTTTACCGCAAAGACAAGCTGATGGGCGTTGCCTCCCCAGGCTCCGGTGTGAGGCTGGTGAGATAGGTTACGCTCGGGCAGGCTCGGATGCCCAAGCGCGCTAGTGAAGGCTACAATCTAGCTAGCGATATTGTTTGAGGGCATAAGGCGACTTGTGCTTCGCTATCCGATGCTTGATCCATCTCCATAGTTCCCAGCAACCAAGGATACAAGAAGTGAGTACACCAGAAGAAGAGTTAGACAAAGGTTCAGCTGCCAATCTGTCATTTGCAGACATTTTGGAGTTCCTTAAGGCATCGAAGGTCGACCGACCGTGTCCAGCCTGCGGAAATGGCGGATGGAATATTATTCACACCTCGGAAGTCGATGGTGAGGATATGGGTCCCATGATCCCACTTGGCAATCGTCAACGAGGTTCGATAAGTAACTATGTTCTTCCCGTGATCGTGTGCATATGTAAAAGATGCGCATTTATGCGATTCCATTCTAGGGCCCCAATAAGCAAATGGGTGACTAACGGCAAAAAACCTCTTGAAAACAATGAGAGCCAGTAACACATATAGCGAGGGGCGGCCTACCGCAGAAGGGCTTAGAAGTCGCTTCCCCACATTCGATGACTATTCAGACGTTGACAATCTAACGGTGCACACTCGCCCGGGCGGTGTATCCTCCACACATGAAAATTTCAACGAACCTATGAGTAATCTCACAAGAGAAGAGTTTGATGCAAAACTCGAAACCATCGAGGTAAAGATGGATGGAAGGGTCGCATCCATACAGGCCAGTGTTGATAATTATCTCAAACTGCAAACGGAGAGCGCGAAGCGGCTCGAGGATAGGTTGATTCGCATGGAAAGCGATGTATCGGACGGCCGAAAGGAAACAAAAGCCGAAGGAGACAAAGCAAGCGCGGATATGAAAAGCTTAAAAACCGCGATCATTGTGACTGCTGTTAGCACGGTAGCGGCCATTTTGTTTGGCGTGCTTTCCTTTAATACAATGCTAACATCGAACATGCTAGCATCATTCGAGTCAGGCAAAAATACGGCCTCCGCCCAAGAGGAGGTAAAGAAGCAGGCGGAGGATACTGCCGCGCTACTCAAGCAGATGCGCGAAGAATTGGATCGACGGCGCCAACCAGATGCGCCCCCGTCCAAGTAGAAAAAAAAGCCCGCACAGCGGGTTTTTTTTCGTCAAGCCACTCTTGGGCTCTAATCCCTCCCCTGTGACATCCAGTCCGCACCACATCGAACTGCCGTACTAACAAAAAATATTCTTTTTTATTAGTCCGACTGTTGACATAAATAATCAGTCAGACTAATATACCTCCATCGATACACCAACAGCGATGGAGAAGAAATGTCACCAGCCGAACTGCAAGCCCTTGCCGAAGCCCTGCGCTTGGGCGATGCCGCACACGCCGCCTCCCACCCTGCGCCAGCTGCGCGCTAATCGGAGATCGACGCCATGCGCAAACCTACCCTTAAAAAGAACACGACCAACCTGCAATGCGCCGGCTTCGTCGCCAGCATCGGTTGCCCTCGCATCTGGGAAATCTGCAACGACTTCGACCGCAAGCTCTCGCGCCGCCGGTACATCTACCGTACGGAAGCTGCTGCTGCCGAGCTGCGCGATGAGCGCGCCGCTGGTTCTGCGTGGTCGTTCGCCGAGCACCAGAAGGCGGTGGCGCTGTGATCGCCCTGATCCTGGGTGCCCAGCTCGGCAGCACCTTCAACTTCACCGAACTGGCTGGCGACGCCATCCGCAACCTGGTCCCGGCGCGCAAGTTGGCCCTAGTGCCGAAGCTGGCGCCGGCCGCCACCGGCATGGTCACCGTGGCCCAGTTCTGCGCTGCACGCGGCGCCGACCTGCCGCTGCCCGTCATGAGCCGCATCGGTCGCAAGGCTGCGGCGCTGAGCCGCGCTGACGGCCTGCTGATCGGCCGCGCCATGGAGCAGTTCGGCGAGGTCAACACCTACGACGCCGACGTGCTGGCCCTAGCCTTCGACGCGATTCAGGCCGCCCAATGAATGCCCCTATCAACTTCGCCCTGCTCCAGGCGGCCGCCGCACCGGTCGCGGTTACGCCAACCACGGCAATCAGCCAGCCGCTCATCCCGGCCGATGCGCGGCCACTGCACTCCGGGTATGAGCACGACGGCCTACTGGTTGACCTGTACGGCGTGCTCGACGCGCACGGCTACGAAGTGAAGCACGTCGGCTTGCACCTCTCGGTAGACATGACCGACATCGGCGCCTGGCTGAAGCGCGAAGTTCTGCTGCAAATGAGCGACTGGTGTGACGACCACCTGCCGAGTGCCCACGACCTGCGCCTGGTGTCGATCGACGAGGCGCGTATCGAGCGCCACGAGTGGGAACGCAACTTCGAGCCACCTTGATCGGATCGAATCTCCGGCTTGGACGCGTCAGCAAACGAACAAAACAGAGGTGTGCGATGGATCGAATTGTTGTGAATGGAATCGAGTATGTACGGGCGCAGCCGGTAGCGAAAGCGGCCAAGCGGGTACCGCAGCCAAAGATGGTCGAGCGCCAGTGCAAGTGGTGCCGCAAGCAGTTCTTCGCACGGGCTGCCGACGTCAAACGGGGCTGGGGACTGTACTGCTCGAAGACGTGCAAGGCGATCCGCCAAGAAGTACGCACTGGCCAGTACCGGGCACACCTGGAGCACCGCGACGCCGATGGCTACGGCGGCGAGTTCTCCAACGCGCACCAGTTCAGTAACGAAGAGCACGACTGCAACAAGGATTAAGCAATGCGGTCGCCGGGCGCTGCTACCACCCGGCTCAGCCTTGGCAGGCGAAGAAATAGCCCCTGTGGGATCAGCATGCCCGCGTCGCACTCGCCCCGTGCCGCCGGCCGGCGTATCCGGCCACCACAAACCATAGAAAGGCATCACATGGCAGCAGAAACCAGCAACTTCCAACCGGGCCAGAAGGTCACCGTCCGCGCCCGGAGCAAGGTCTTCGAGGGCAAGTTCCTGAAAGAGCGTCCTGGCTCGAAGGGCATCTACTACGACATCGACCTGGGCGGCAACAAGGTCGGCAGCTACCGCCCCTCGCAGGTGCAGGCAGTTTGAATCAATGGCGGCGTGCAGGCCGCCAGCAGCACCCGTCCCGCGCCGGGCAAGCGCGGGAACCACATGGCTGCTGATTGCCGAGGAGCGAGAACACACACAGGTAACGCTGGTGCAGTGCGCGGGCGGATTGGCGGGGCAGTCAGCAGCCATGTGGTGAATAGAGCAGGCTGATGCTCGACCTAATTGAGTGCTCCAGTACATGGCCAGTGCGAAAGCGCTTCGGGTTTGGGAGCAAAGCCGGAAGAAGTCAGCACCGGCTACCACACGCAGGGACCGGCGAACGCGGTCCCCAACAATGAAACGAACAGGGAGAGTGGCATGAACTGCAACTGCGTCAAAAGCACCGAAACCAGACTGGCGACTGCGCTGTTCATCGTCGAGAAGGCAGGTTCGGACATCAAGGTTGAATGCATGGCGACCGGCTTCCAGCTGACGGAAGACATGGACTTGCGCAGCACGATCAACATTCCGTTCAAGATCACCGGCACCGGAAAGGGCTTTTCGAGCGCCAAGGGCAAGACGATGCCGTTCGTCGCGGGCTTCTGCCCCTTCTGCGGTCGCACAACCGGCCGCTACACGGTCGGCGAATACGAGGGTCTGCCCGTCGCTGTGCCTGCGGGTGTCGCATGATCATCCGTCACATCACCGCTGGCCGCGCCGCGCGCGCCGCCGTCTCGGACGCACTGCATCGCATCTACCAGGACGCCGGTTACGAGGACGTTTTCAACAGCGGCAACCTTGATGCAGTCGAAATGGTCCTTTCCGGCGGCTGCGTCAGCGAGGAACTGAACGACAGTCGCAACTGGATCCACCTGCAGATGGCCGAGCGCGAAGGAGTCGCATCGTGAGCCCTCTTCTTCGCGCCGCCCTGCACAGCTCCGTGGCCGGCTTCGTAATCGGTGGCCTGCTGGTCGCTGCGCGCTGGTTCGGCCTCGTCGAATGGTTGGTGAAGCCATGATCTACCACCTCACCATCAAGCACGAGGACGGCAGCACCGAGCACCGCACTGCCATCGGCGCCATCAAGGCAATCTGCGACGCTCTGTACGACGCCGGCGCGCTGGGCGTGACCGCCATGGTGCAGCCGTGAGCGCCCTGGAACCGGGCCTGGTCGCCCAGCTGCTTGCGCACGAGCCAGCGCCGGCCGAGAAGGCGCTGCGCAAGATCGTCTCGCTGTTCACCGACAACGCCTTCATGAGCGGCCACGAGCTGCGCGTGCTGGAAATCGCAATGGAAGGCTTGGGCGCGTCGGCCAGCGAGCGGCGCCAGGCGATCGAGGGCGCGATTCAGTTGCGGCGCAACCGGGTCATGGGTCGCTACGCCGAGCAAGGGAGGGCTGGCGATGAAGTTGCGTGAAATCCTCACCATCGGGGCCCTACTCACCCTGGTCGCGCTCACCTACGGCTACATGCAGGAAGCCGACGCCCGCGCAGCGCAGCACGAGCAAGAAATTTGGACCGGCAAGGTCGATAAGTAGCCGGCGCCGCACCACCACCAATTTACCCGCCACCGGCGGCAACAACGAAGTCCACCTGGAGAGAAGCATGAACGCAGTTACGAAAGAAAGCCAAGCCGCTATGCAGTTTGCGCCCGCCCCCGCTGACCTACCAATGGTCGCCACCAGTAGCGCCTCGCTGATACTGGACAGCGCGAGCATGGACAGCATCATGCGTCTGGCGGACATCATGGCGAAGGGTCGCTCTACGATCCCAGAGCACCTGCGGGGCAACGCAGCCGACTGCGCCGCAGTGGTTATGCAGGCCGTCCAGTGGCGCATGAATCCATTTGCCGTCGCTCAAAAGACCCATCTTGTCAACGGGGCGCTGGGCTACGAGGCGCAACTGGTCAATGCTGTGATCCAGTCGAGCGGCGTCGCAGAAGATCGCTTCAACTACGAATGGTACGGTCCATGGGAACGGATCATCGGCAAGACCAAAGTCATCACAGTGCCGGCCAAGGCCGACAAGAAAGAATACCAATTCCGCGTACCGGATTACGGCATGGAAGCCGAGGCAGGTCTCGGCGTGCGCGTGTCTTGCACGTTGAAGGGAGAATCGGAGCCTCGCGTTCTTGATCTGCTGCTGGTCCAAGCTAGTGTTCGCAACTCGCCACTTTGGGCGTCCGACCCGAAACAGCAACTGGCGTACCTTGCCGTGAAGCGCTGGACTCGACTGCACGCGCCGGACGTGATCCTGGGCGTCTACACCCCCGATGAGTTGGAGGAGGTCAACCGCGAGATCCGGGATATCACCCCAATGGCTGAGCATGTCACCGGCACCGTGCCTGCACCCGAGGCAGCGCCGGAACTGATTCACGAAGCACAGGCTGCCGCGTCCAAGGGCGTCGCCGCCTACCAGAAATTCTGGAGCGACACCGGTGCGCCAAACCGCAAGTCACTTGCCGCCCATCACGATGGCTGGAAAGCTGCGGCGACCGCCGCCGACCAAGGCCGCACCATCGACGCCGAGCCGACCGCTGGTACCACGAAGCCGCTGTCGGCGGACATGCAAGCACTGCTGGCCGACCTCACGGCCGACGCTGATGCCGGTGCCGACTTCTTCGACGAAGTATGGGGGCGCCTGTCGCCGGCTACGCAAGACTGCCTGGTCAATGAATATCCCAAGTTGAAGGCCCGCGCCGAGGCAGTTGGAGCGGGCAAATGATCGTCTTGAACTGCGCCCAAGGAAGCCCGGAATGGCACCAGGCCCGCGCGGGCGTGATCACGGCCAGCATGTTCGTGGTTGCCCGCTCGCGCACCGGCGGCCTTGACGAGAAGCAGCAGGCGTACGTCACCGCGATGCGCTCCGGCATGAGCGAGGGTGCTGCCCGCGATCTGGCCGGCTACCGTGCGGCGCCGAAAGCCGAATCCATCCAGCGCGCCATCGAAGGCTTGCCGGTTGGTGACTTCTCGGAAGCGGCCAAGGCCTACGCCTTTCGCCTGGCCATCGAGCGTATCAGCGGCATGCCCCTGGATGAAAGCTTCGAAACATACGCCATGCGGCGCGGCCACGAACTGGAGCCGGCAGCGCGGCGAGAGCACGAGATTGCCAGCGGCCACATGGTGCAGCGTGCGGGTTTCGTTCTCTCTGGTGACCACCTGTTCGGCGCCAGCGCCGACGGCCTGATCGGCAAGGACGGCGGCAGTGAATACAAATGCCTGATATCGCCGGAGCGCCTGCAACGCATCTACATCGACGGCGACGCGAGCGAGTTCATGGACCAGGTGCAGGGCTGCATGTGGCTCACGGCGCGGAAGTGGTGGGACTTCTGTGTGTACTGCCCCGCGATGGAAATCATCGACAAGCACCTCTGGATGCGCACCTACCAGCGCGACGACGAGTACATCGACCAGATGGTCGAGGAGCTTGCCGAGTTTGAAAAATTGGTCACCCACTACGAAACTACTTTACGGATGAAGGAAGCAGTATGAACAACCACCCAGCAGAAAACGAAGCCGTCGGCGCCGTCGCAATCCAGGCTGGCACCGGTGCGCCCGCCACCAGCCAACTGATCACCCTGGATCCAGCCAAGTATGTCGCGGAGGTGTTTAAACCATTCAACGACAAACTGGAAACTTTGAAGGTTGAAGCTGACGCCATTACCCCTGACGCCAGCACCACCGCCGGCATGGACGTCTGCATCAAGTACCGTGCCGCTTTCCGCGACGACGTGCGCATCGCCGGCGAGAAGGCCCGTGCCGACCGCAAGGCGCCAATCCTCCAGATCGGCAAGCTGCTTGACACAAAGTACCGCGACCTGCTCGAGGCGGTGGCGCCGTATGAGGCGAAGTTTCACAACGCCATCGAGGCCGAGAAAAAGCGCAAGGAAGATTTGAAGGCAGCCGAGGCAGCGCGCGCCGAGCAGACCCGCCTTCGCGTCGTCGCTATCCGCGAACTGCCGCTCCAGGCCGTCGGCCAGTCGGCCGAGGTCATTGCCAAGATGGTGGCGGCGCTGGAAGCCGACGAGCCTGATGACACCTTCGGCACGCTGCTGGATGCGGCCAAAACGGCGCGCACCGAGGTGCTGGCCAAGCTCGCCGCGTTGCAAGTCACCGCGAGCGAGTCGGAAGCAGAAGCCGCCCGCATCACCGCCGAGCGCGCCGAACTGGCGCAACTGCGCGAAGCCGCCGCCGAACGTCAGCGCCTGGCGCAAGCCGAGGCCGAGCGCGTGGCCGCAGCACAGAAGGCGGAGGCCGACCGCCTGGCCGCGCTGGCCGCCGAACAGGAAGCCGCTGCACTGCGCGAGCGTGAAGCTGCCGCTGCGCGCCTGAAAGCCGAAGCCGACGCCCAGGCCGAAAAGAATCGCCTTGCCCAAGCTGAAATCGACCGCCAGCTCGCAGAGATTGCCGCAACCAAGGCCGCCGCCGAGGCTGCCCAGCGCCGCGCAGATGCCGAACGCCAGGCGAGCGAGACGAAAGCTGCTGCTGAGCGCCAGGCTGCCGCCGACCAGGCCGAGCGCAACCGCGTGGCTGCCGAAACGAAGGCGCAGATGGAGCAGCAGGCCGCCCAAGTGTCCGCCCAGCGCGCGGCGCAGGCCACGGCCGACCGCGCCACTCAGGTAGCACAGCCATCCATTCGGAGCGCCATCGCCGCCGCGCACCAGGGCATCGCCCAGGATCAGGCCGCTGCGCTGGCCGATCAGGGCCAACTGGCCGACCTCGCAAATGCGCAGAACGGCGCGGCCGTCGCCGACGACCTGTTCTCGATCGGCAGCGCCGCCAGTGCGACCACGCCGCCAGCCTTGCGCCTCGGCCAGATCGGCGAGCGCCTGGGCATTTCGCTGACGGCCGAATTTCTGACTTCGCTTGGCTTCGCCCCGGCGGCCACCGACCGCGCCGCCAAGCTGTATCACGACGCCGATTTCCCGCGCATGTGCGCTGCGCTGACCCGGCACATCGCCGCCGTCCAGGCCAAGTTTTCCGTCTAACCAGTTCACCACCAGGAGCCATCCATGAACGCAAACAGCATTGCCCTCACCCCGGTCAAGTCCAGCAAGCTGCACGCCATCGGCCACGACGCCGCCAGCCAGACTCTAGCCGTCCAGTTCTTTGCCAAGGGCGCGCCCGGCAACGTGTACCACTACGCCAATTTCACGGCGCAAGAATTCACCGCATTCGCAGGCGCCGAGTCGGTGGGCAAGCACTTCATCGCGCACATCCAGCCGCACAAGCAAAAGCACCCTTACCAGAACATGGGCGTGCCGGTGGCGGCGCCGGTTGCGGCACCGAAGTTGAGCAAGGAACTGCTGGCCGTGGCGCTGCACGGCCGCGAATACCCCTTCGACCTGACGAAGGAAGAGCAGGCCCAGGCTAAGGCGGCCGGCCTGCTGGTGATCTTCGGCGCCAGTGACGACCTGATGGAACTGCGCGGCATCGAATGCGACGAGATCGGTGCGCCTGGTGTGGCCCTGATCGACGCGAAGGGCTTGCTGCCGAATCGCGACAGCATCGATGACGACGCGGTGCTCAAGGACTTCTTCGCCCGCGAGCCGCTGGCGCGCAAGGTCGAGGCTCTGTGGGCTGCCGAGGATGACACCAGCTGGACCTACCGCACCGACGTTCCGCATGCCACCTTCGACATCATGGAAGACGGCATCGTGTACTGCCGTGGCATCGTCATTGACGTGGCCGACCTGGGCGGTGCAGCGTGAGCCGCCGGCCACCATCGGCCGCGCAGTTACAGGCGACCTGCAACAAGTTCAATGCGGCGCACCATGTCGGTGCCGCCGTCACGGTGCAGCTGGATGGTGGCGAGATCCGCGAGACCATCACCACCAGCGAGGCCCAGGTACTCAGCGGCCACAGCGCCGTCATCTGGCTCAAGGGAATCAGCGGCTGCTATCTGCTGGACCGCGTGACGCCGGCGACGGCCGTATGAGCGCCGCCTGCACCGAAGAGCGATTCCTGCTCGACGTGGCCAAGCACGAAATGACCGTGATCCGCGACGACGGCGTGAGCCGCCACATCCGCTTCAAGAAGCCGGAAAGCAGCGACATGTTTTTCGACCTGATCACCTGGCCCGGCCACCTCTGCTACACCGGCGACATGGGCACGTACGTGTTTCAACGCTTGACGGACATGTTCGAGTTCTTTCGCACTGACCGGGAATACAACCAGTCTCGCGGGCGGAAGTTGGGCATCAACCTGGGCTACTGGACCGAAAAGTTGATCGCGGTAGATGGTAACCGCCATGGCGGCAAGCCTAAGGCGTTCGATGAAGAAAAGTTCAAGCTGGTCATCAACGAATACCGCGTGCAGTGGATGCGTGACGCGAAGGAAAGCAACTCACTGAACAAGGAGGGGCGACGGGAACTGTGGGAGGCCGTCGAGGACGAGGTGCTTGGCGCGCTGGAAGATGGCGGCGACCGTGCGCAATATGCGGCCTACGACTTTCACCATGCTGATCCTCGCGACTCGCAGCATCGTGGCTGGCAGTTCGATGACCTGTTCGAGCGCGACTTCACCGAATACACGCACAGCATCATCTGGTGCTGCTACGCGCTGGCATGGGGTATCGAGAAATACGACGCGGCCAAGCAGTCGGCGGCCGAGGCGGTGCCGGCATGATCATCGCCGGCACGTTGGTCGAAGTCGGCCAGATCGACGACCAGGGCACGCTCGGCGCGGTAGTGCAGCGCCTAAACGGCGAGACCATCACCATCACCGGCCTGACGCTGGACGAGACGCGCGCGGTGGCGCAGCGCCTGTTTCTGTCGGTGATGATCACGGTGGCTGCGGGAGCACCGCCATGACGCGCCAAACGTTTTTCCTCGTACACGCCGAGGCCCGGCGCCGCGCAGCAGCGTTCGCCGGCACAGCGCCGGAGGGCTGGATGGTCGTCTTCTCCGAGCCGCGCAAGAAGCGGGCCCAGGAGGAAAAGTACCACGCGATGATCGGCGAGATCGCGAAACAGATCGAACACATCGGCCGCAAGTGGGACGCGGACGACATGAAGCGCCTGCTGGTGGACGAGTTTGCCGAAGAGATGCGCTTGGCCTGCACGCCGCTGCATCACGACGGCCGCGTCACCGTGAGCTTCGACGGGCGCCGCACCGTGCAACTCGGCATCCAGACCGCCGAGTTCTACGTGAAGGAAGCGGCGCAGTTCATTGAATTTTTGTACGCCTTCGGCACCGCGCGCGGCGTCGTATTTTCAGAATAGGATCACCATGTTTAAGAACCTCCAAATTTACCGCCTGCCGAGCAACTGGCCAATGACCGCCGAGGCCCTGGTGGCCGCGCTCGAGCCGCACGCCTTCACCCCAGCCAGCAGCTACGAACTGCTGCGCCAGGGCTGGTCCGCGCCGCGCCCGAATGGCGACCTGGTCCACGTGGTCAACAAGCAGTACCTGCTCAAGCTCGAAACCGAGAAGAAGCTGCTGCCGTCCACCGTGGTCAACCAGGTGGCCGCCGCGCGCGCCGCCGAGATGGAAGAGGCCCAAGGCTTCGCGCCGGGCAAGAAAGCCATGAAAGAATTGAAGGAGCGCGTGGCCGACGAGCTGCTGCCGCGTGCGTTCAGCATCAAGGCGCAGACGTTGGTGTGGATCGATCCGGTCAACGGCTGGTTGGTGGTCGATGCCGCCAGCCCATCGAAGGCCGACGAGGTGATCAAGCTGCTGCTCAAGGCCGTGGACAAACTGCCACTGGAAAGCCTGCGCGTGCAGCGCTCGCCCGTGGGCGTGATGACCGAATGGCTGCAAACCGACGAGGCGCCGGTCGGCTTCACCGTCGACATGGACGCCACGCTGCGCGCCACCGGCGAGAGCAAGGCCCAGGTCGCGTACAAACGCCACACCCTGGAGCCCGGCGAGGTGCGCCGCCACATCGAGGCCGGCAAGCAGTGCACGCGGCTGGCCATGACGTGGGAAAGCAAAATCTCGTTTGTGCTCGACGAGACCCTGGCCATTAAGTCGGTCAAGGCGCTCGACGTGCTGAGCGAGAAAGAGTCGAGCACCCGCAACGAGGCCGAACGCTTCGATGGCGACTTCATTCTGATGACCGGAGAACTGGCGAAGATGCTGGCTGCCGTGGTGGAAGCGCTGGGCGGCGAGGCAACGATGGATGCGCCTGGCGTGGAGAAGCGTGCGGCTCCACCCGGCCAGCAGAATGTCGAGCGCGCAGTGCGCCTGGGCGCAGAGCTGTACAAGCAGCGCGCCCTCCACCGCGACGTGCTGGGCACGCTGTACGAGCAGACGATCGAGCCTTACATGGCGCGCGTCCGGGCGCGAATGGATGAAGCCGGCGGCGCCGTCGAGGCCGCCATCGCACTGGCGAAGGAGCAGGCCACCGGCTCGACTTCGGCCCAACTGTTCCTGGTTGCGGCGGTGGAGATTGTGGAACCGAGTCCGCGCCCGGCAGCCGGCGACGAACCAGTGCGGGAGCAGCGCGTGGTGACGAGCCTAGCCGACGACGTGCCGGTCGGCGACGGCAGCGCCACCGATCCGCTGTACGACCAGGCCGTAGCCGTGGTGCGCACCAACCAGCGCGCGTCGATCTCGCTGATCCAGCGCCACCTGCGTGTTGGATATAACCGCGCGTCACGCCTGCTGGAGAACATGGAGGGATCCGTCGTCGGGCCGCTAATGTCGAACGGCAATCGCGAGCTACTCAAATAAAAAGGTATTAACACGGCATGAATCTCAATACTCAACATGCGTAGTCCCAACGAAAAATCGATGGCACTCGGTGGCCGCAACGTCAAGACTTCCGGCAACCTGATTAAGGTATCGGATTGCTTCCTCCTCAATTTCCTGGGAGCGCTCAGGGCTAAGGATTCGCCTTGGGTTTCCCGATCGGAGCAAGCCAACACAGTGTCGGAGAACATCTCTGGCGGCAACGAGTTCGGAGGTGACATTGCGGGGCAAAATCATCAAGGGCAATACCTCGTCATCGGTCCACAGATCTGCTTTGGCGATCTCTTCCGCCATTTGCTCATATCGGAAACCTTGAACCTCGGCACTCGTCAGACCGTATTTCACATCTTGAACAAGTTTCAACGCAGATGTAATCCGAAGTTGCAAGGCAGAGGCAGCTACTGCAGCTCGCGCGGACTGCTCCCGAACACGAGTTCGCTCGGCAGCGGTCGCGAGCCAGATGGTTCCGATCAACGTACCAACCGTTCCAATTGCGCCCGCCCAGGCAGCACAGTCGGCGGAAGTTACAGGAGGGGCGCAATACAGCGACGCTCCGAAGTAGCCAAGGAAGAAGCTAGCGCATGCGGTAGCGAGGCAGCCGCCAGCAATTTTAAATATTCTCATTAGGAAATAATAACATGAGCAATGAACGCCCCATCCTCATGAACGGCGCCATGGTGCGCGCCACGCTGGACGGCAGCAAGACGCAGACGCGGCGGATCATGAAGCCGCAGCCAGAAGTGCGCCCAAGCAGCGATGGCCAGCACTGGTGGCCGTCGAATCTCGCACAGTCGATGATGTCCGTGGAGCAATTCCAGCAGCACCCCGGCATATTTGATGACCTGTGCCCGCACGGCCGCCCAGGAGATCGACTTTGGGTGCGCGAAGCTTTCGCCCGTACAGCCGTTTGTCAGGCGCCCGGTCAAGAATGGGTGGTCTATCGCGAAGGCGACAACCGCACCGACTACGGCGGCCCCTGGAAGCCGAGCATCCACATGCCGCGCTCAGCCAGTCGCATCATGCTGGAAATCACCGGCGTTCGCATCGAGCGCCTGCAGGACATCAGCGATTCCGACATCGAGGCCGAGGGCATCGACATGGTGGCGCTGGCCGAGGCGCAGGAGCGCTATGACGTGGTGGCGAAGGATGGCAACGCCTCGGGCCGGCCAACCCTGCGTAGCGCCTGGCGCGATCTATGGGAATCCACTGGTGGAGACTGGGATGCCAACCCGTGGCTGTGGGCTATTTCGTTCCTGCGGGTGAAGCCTTGAACCGCCACCTAAGCTGGCAGCGTTTCGACTATCTGTCGGAGTCCGCGGTGAGTGCAGGGCCGACCTGGAGCGACCAGTCTCACCAGTGCGTTTCGCTCAGCCGCAGTCCGGTTGGCGTCGGCATACCCACGGTCGAAAAGCTCTCCAAGGTGGTCAGCGTGGAGACTCTTTTTGCTAGTCGCGTTGAAGCAGATCGACGCGCGACCGTTGCGATTCCAGGTTACGCCCAGCTCCCGTGCGGCAGCGCTTTCGATAACTGCGGCGATAAATTCGTTCCGGTCCATAAATCCTCCAAGGTGAAGGGAAATCGTAGCATGCACTCCAATGACGCGGCCAGCGCAACGAAGTACCTCACAGCCCGCCGCGTCGCCTGCATCGGCGCCCTCAAGCTTTACGGCCTGGTCCTGGCCGCCCTGCTCTGCGACTGGATGTCGAAGTGAGCGCGCGCGACGAGGCGCCAGCCGAGCGCGTCAAGACCGCGCAGGATCTGGCCGACGATCACGACCTGCGGATCACCCGCGCGCGGCAGCGGTGCCAGGCGGTGGGCTTCAACGGCGCGAAGTACTTCGTCAGCACTTACTGCCACCACGAAGGCGATGCGGAAATGGTGGTCTACCTCAAGGGGCGCGCCGATCCGGTGCGGCCATGTGACATAACGATATTGGAGCAACCTGTATGAACGACGACATCAAACAAACGCCGGTGCCAGCGGTTCCCGCGCAAACGGGAATGCAGTCTCTCGGCTGGGATGCCGTGAATTCTGCTGCGAATACGGCAAATAACAATTTCGGGCAGTGGATGCCCGAACGCTGGCTGCAAGAATTCGTCAAGGCATATAACGCATCTATCCCTGCCCAGCCAGTGCAGCAGCCTGCGGCAGTGGCTGCGGACCTCGCGGCGTTCAACGCTTATTTCTGCAACACGCTTTCATGCGATGGAGTGGAAACCGAGCAGCAAGTCGAGGACTGCCGCGTTGCCGCTTACGACGCTTGGTGCGAAGCTACGCGCCGAGCCGACGCCCGCGCAGCTCTCGCCGCCCCGGGCGCTGCGCCAGTTGCGGGGCAAGAGCCGTTTGGTTACATGACGAAAAGCTCAATTGCAAGCATTTCTTCAATGCCTTCTGACTTCGCAACTTTCCGCAACGTCATGGTACGCAATACCCCTGTGAAGAGCTGCTCGACTGGAATTTATCTCGCCCATGTTCCTGCCGCCAGCGTGCAGCCTGCCACGATAACGCTCGACGGTCACCAGTTGCGTATGGCGCTGGACTTCATCAACCCGGACGGTCTGGCCGACCGCGACCAACTAGACAATGATCTCACGTTCGGCGTGCGCCAACACCGGGACGATGACGGCAAGGTGAGCACCGGCATGTGCTGCTGGAACGACGATACGGACGGCGTGCTGCCGCTGGATGGCGAGTATGAGGGCCACGCCGCCGTGCAGCCGGATAGCGTGAGCGATGCGGCGCTGCTCTCGGCCATTCGCAACGGCGTGCCGCTGGAAGAGCCTGTATCCATAGCCAAGGCCATGATGGCGCAAGTGAAGGCGAGTACGTGTCTAGACAAGGGTCTCGGCCCGCTTGCAATGGTCCAGTTGGTGAATATCCAGGTGCAGCCATTGACGCATACGAAAGAGACCGCGACCACCTACGCGGACGGCTTCAATCGCGGCGTGGAGTGGCTGCGGTCTTCGATCATCGAATACGCCGACAAACTTGCCCCCGTCAACGTCGCGCAGGTGGGGGAATTGATCGGCCTGATTGAGCGCACCGTCGAGCGACTGAATCGCGCCCAAATCTTCCCGTTGGCGTCCGAATGGAACGCCATTCTCGCCGCTGCAAAGAAAGGCCCGACGACGTGAAGGCTAAAGACCTCCCCACACAACGTCACCTGCCCCAAGGCGAAGTCTTGCTGGAAAGCGGAGTCCCGATCCCAGCCCGTCGCCAGCGCACTGCCATGACCAAGCTTAAGGAAGTTGCAGCGGACATGGCGGTCGGAGATTCCATCCTGGTGTCATCGGAGGAAGTCGTCGGCGGTGTCACCACGATCCTGGAGCAGAAATTCGGCGGGAAGTATTCCAGGAAAACCTACAAGACCGGGCCGGAGCGTGGCTTCACCCGTATCTGGCGACTTGGGTAGCAACCAACAAGGAGTACAACATGCGCATCACCCCCGAGCAGATCATGGCCTACGACCAGCACTGCACCCGCGAACAGGCCGAGCGCCTGGCGCGGCAGATCAATCAGGAGACGCCACCGTGAAATTCGACGAAAACGAACTGGCCCGCATCGCCGAGCTGGTGGCGAGCAAAAACAAAAGCCCGATGGGCGAGTTGAACCGGCAACAAATTTGCACCGCCCTGGGCGTTAGTGAATCGACGATCCGGCGGCTCGAGCAGCAGGGAATGCCGTACACGCCGGTCGGCGTGCGCTCGAAGCGCTACGACCTGGCAGAATGCAAGCAGTGGTTAAAGGACAATCAAGTATGTCAATCTGGAAAGATAAAAAGGGCAAGCTCCACGTCGGAATCATGGTCGATGGCAAAAGAGTTCACCGAGAGTTGTCGGAAGGTGCAACTGCGGGTGATGCCAAGCTAGTCGAGGCCGAGCTGAGGGCGGCGGTGGCCCGGGCGCCGAAGGATAAGCAGGTCCGCGTGCCTGGTGATCCACCGATGGCCGCGATACTCGCGATCTTCGTGGAGCATTCGGCAGCGCTGCGCAGTGCAGACACGGCCAAGCACCATGCCAAGCGACTCGGCGCGTGGGCAGAGAAATACAAGGCCAGCCAGGCGCAAGAGTTCGCAGACCACGTCATCCGCGACATGAGCAAGCTCATACCCGATCGGAAAACCGGCAAGATGAAGCCGGCGTACGCGCCCGCCACCATCAACCGATCCCTGGCCTGCGCCAAGAAGGGTTTGCACCTGGCATGGCGCCAGCGGCTCGTTCCTGAAAATTACGGGCTGCGCATCGAGTCGGTCGCGGTGAACAACAAGCGCGAGGTGTTCCTAACCGTCGAGCAGGTGAAAAAGATAGCTTCGTTCTGCACTCCCATCGCCCAGGCGGCAATTTGGGCCGCGCTGCTGACTGGCGCAAGGCGGGGCGAATTGTTCAAGATCGAGAGCCAGCATATCGGCAGGGACGCGATCACCTTCCCTGCCAGCAATACGAAGACGCTGCGCATGAGAGTAATACCGATCATCCCGGCGCTGCGGCCATGGTTGAAATATTTTCCGTTGGAAATGACGCTGTACGGTGTGCAGTCGTCGTGGCGCCGGGCGCGCGTGAAAGCGGGCATGCCGCATGTGAACTTCCACGATCTGCGCCACTCTTGCGCTAGCATCATGCTGGGCCTGGGCGTGGACCTGTACACAATCAGCAAGATCCTCGGCCACGCCAACGTGCAGACCACCCAGCGCTATGCCCACCTGCAGGTCGATGCGCAGCGCCTGGCGCTGGATAAGCTGTCGCAATTGGTGGCGGTTTCACGCAAGTAA